CAAGTAGTGACGGTTCACACAAAAAGCAAGCTCCCCATTGCGAGCGCGTCTGACATAGCCTGGTATGGGCAGACTGTTTCTCAAACCAAAATGTTCGGCGACATCAATCCCGCCGAAGGTGCGGCCATCATCATGATGTGCTACCAAGAGGGGTGGACGCTTTACGAGTTTGCAACCACTTTCGATTGGATGCACGGTCGCGCTTCCAAGAAGACGGATGCAATGATCGCCGACTTCGAGGCTCGCGGCGGCAAGCGCGAAATCGTCGAACGCTCTTCCGAACGCGCCGCCGTCAAGCTCACCTACAATGGCAAGACCTACGAATCCGCCCTTACGTGGGAAGAGTGCAAAAAGGAGCCGTTCGTCTATGCCGGAAGACAGGACGCAATTCTCGCCGCGCTCAAGGCTGGCGACACCTCGCGTCTCGGCATCAAGGACAAGTACGCCACGCCGCGTAGCCGTATGCAGATGCTCTGGGCGCGTGTTCATTCCGACGGCATCCGCGTCATCTGCCCCGAGAGCGTCAAGGGCAACTACACGCCCGAGGAGGTCAGCGACTTCACCGACGATACGCAGCAGCCGGACAACGTGCAGCCGCCTGTCGCCGCGCCTGTCGCGTCTGCGCCAGCCGCCGCGCCCGCTCCCGCTCCGGCGGCACAGCAGCCACCTGTCGCCACACAGCCCGCCACGCCCGCCGCACAGCCGCCTGTGGAGTTCTGCCCCGCCGGAAATCCCAATTGGGTAGGCAAACGGTGGGATGACGAGACGGTTTTCTCCACGGACATTCTGCGTCAGGCGTTGGCAGTCCAGCATCCGACGTTTACGGACGCAATGAAAGACTACATCCGCTCGATCATCGCCAAGCGCGAAGCCGCCGCCGCACAGCCCGCGACGCCGCCCGCGCCGCCCATGCCCGCATGATTTCGGGGCGCGGAATACCCAAGCCCCATAAACAACCCAAAAGGAAACAATGCAATGAACAACAGCGAAGAATCGCAATCGTTAGTACAGCTGAACACATCGCTTGAGGCTGTGCAATGGCAACAGCAACGCGCCGACGTCCTCGAACGCGGCAAGCTCATCGAGTCGGTCGCAGACAACGACCAGCTTGATACGGTCACTCGCATAGCGAAGGAAGCCAAGACGCTCGTAAAGACGCTTGCAAATAAGCGGCTTGAACTCACTCGTCCTCTGGATGCGGCGAAAAAGAGCCTTATGGACTTCGAGAAGTCCGAAACGAAGTCTCTCAATGCGCTCATCGAGAAACTTGACGGCATGGCCGCCGCCTACGCCCGCGAACAGGCGCGTAAGGCCGAGGAGGAGCGCTTGCGCATCGAGGCCGCCGAGCGTGCCCGCGCCGAGGCGGAACTTGCCGCAAGGCAGAAAGCCGAGGAGGAGGCCGCCAAAGCAGCTGCGGCCAATTCCGCGTTTGGCCTTGAGGGAACGCCCGTCGCTCCTGTTGCGCCAACTCCACCGCCGCCCCCTGTGCTTACGCCCGTTCCCACGGTGCAGAAAGCACACAGCTCTTCCGCTTCGTTCACCGAGGTTTGGAAGTACGAGATCATCGACCCGAATGCCGTGCCGCGCGAACTTTGTTCGCCAGACGACGCCAAGATTCGTGCGTGTCTCGCCGCTCGCAAGGCCGAGGGCTACAAGACAGACCAGGTGCTTATCACGGGTCTTAGGATTTACGCGGACATGCAGGTGCGCGCCCGCTGATGCAACAAACACAACAACTCCAAAAAAGGAACAAACAAAATGACAATCGAAGATGGTTATTACAATGCGGTAATCGGCGGCGTTCGTGTCGTTGACAACCGCTTTGGGCAAGACGGCAAGGAGATCGAAATCAAGGTCGGACTTTACGACAAGGACAACAAGCCGCTTACCACGGCCGAAGTCTACCTTGAGTATTCCAATCGCTATGGCTTCGGCAACATGAGCCAGATGAAGCAATGGCAGATTGCGGAAGCAGACCTCAAGAAGCTCGGCTTCGAGGGCGGCTCCGATTTCACGCGGCTCAACGAGCTTGTGAACAAGACCTGCCGCGTCCGTTGCTCGACGAAGGACAAGGAGGGCAAGGCGTTCTCCGCTCCGCGCTTCTATCTCGCATTCAGCGAGGTCAAGGCGGTGCAGGGCGACGTGAACTCCATCATGGCCGCGATTCGCGCCGGTGGCTCCGCTCCTGCGCCAACTCCCGCGCCCGCTCCGACTGCGCCTGGCGCGGCTCCGACGCCTCCGGCTCCCGGTGCGTCGCCCTTCAACTTCGGCGGTGGCGCGGCTACGACTACGCCCGCGCCCGCTCCCACTCCTTCATTCCCGGGCTTCCCCGCCTGACGAATTGAGAGACTATGGCACTGCGACGCCATAAGCAGACTCGCAATCTGCTGTTGCATCATCCGCATCGCGATACGCCCGACGGTGTTCAAGTGCGCAGATCGGGCGCCTAACCAAACCAATGAAAATCACGATAGACACAAGAGAGCAGACGCCCTGGCACTTCGACCCATGCTTGGCCGAGGTGACTGTCGGTACGCTTCGCGTTGGCGACTACGCCATCACGGGCGATACCGGCTTTGCCATCGAGCGCAAGAGCTTTGACGATTTTCTTGGCACGATTTCAAAGGGATGGGCAAGATTTCAGCGCGAGATATACCGTGCGAAGGAGCGCGGTTTCACGCTACCCGTCGTAGTGGAAGGACGCTTCGAGGATGTCCTTTTTCACCTTGACGAGCACGGCGACGTTGTGCCGCCGCAACACGATCATTTCAAGCTCACCCCTGCGTTCGTACTCAAGCGCATCGGTGAACTCCAGCAGATTGGAGCCAGCGTGTTCTTCGCCGAATGCGCGGAATACGCGGTGGCGATTGCGTATGCGATGCTCCATGAGCGTTGGGAACTCCTAAAGGATGATGAAGATGTACGACGAAAGAAAGATTAGCGCGAAAGTCGAGCGCATATTGCACCCGCGCGAAGTGAATGAGTTTGAAGTCAAGAACGTTCCGACCTTCTACATACTCAAGGTCGAACTAAACGGGCGCAACGAAGTCGCAAAGGGCAAGATGTCGAACATGCCGCGCCAGGGCGAGCGGTTCAGCTTCGAGGGCAAGTGGGAGGTGTCGCGTTATTCCGGCGGCATGGAATTTATGTTCTTCCACTACTCAATTGACCTGCCGACCGACGAGCGTTCCCTGCTGCGCCTTGCCTGTGAAATGACAAAGGGCATCGGCGTCGCGCTCGAAAACAAGATTTGGGAAGCCCTGGGCGAGAATTGGCGCAAGATAAAGTATTCTGACAACATTCGCGGCCTCACGCCGACGATTCTGACGCGGCTCCAAGAGACGATTGAAGAGCTGAACAATCAGCGCGAGCGCACATCCACGGTCGCGTGGCTCATGTCTGTCGGATGCACGGTCAAGATGGCCGAGGCCGCCTACGACAAGTGGGGAGCGAAGACCGCCGTGCGCGTGAAGGAGGATCCGTATCTTCTCGCCGAGCTGCCAAACTACGGCTTCAAGGACGTTGACGAGCATGTGCGCGACAAGTTCGGCATCGGCAAGAATGATGTGCGCCGCGTCCGCGCCGCGATCATCTACTACGTCAAGCAGCTTACAATCTCCGACACGGTATGCGCGTGGCCCATCCTCTTCGACAAGATTCACAAGGCCATTGATGCTGAACCGGCTTTCATATCGCAGATTTGCTCCGACCTCTTCAAGGATGGCGTTCTCATTCCGTTTCGCTCGACAGGCATGATTGCCTGGCACATTGACAACGCGAACGAAAGCGCTATACTTGCCTACGCGACCGAGGCGGGTACGCCGTCCGGCCTCAAGGCGAGTCAGCCGAAACAGGCGGGATTTACCTTTGACGAGAGCCAGCTTGCGGCAATCCAATTCGCGCTCGATTCTCGCTTCTGCGTAATCAATGGCGGAGCGGGATGCGGCAAGACCACGATCATCAAGTCGATAGCCGACACTCTGCGCGAGCATTGCATGGGCGTTGAGCTGTGCGCGTTCGCGGGCAAGGCCGCCGCGCGTCTAAAGGAAGCCACCGAACATGAAGCCTGCACCATTCATCGAATGCTTGAGTACAAGGGCGATTTCGGTTTTACGCGCAATTCGCTTCGCGGCTCGACCGTCATTCTTGACGAGGCTTCGATGGTCGCGTCTGACCTTCTGGCCGAGATAATCAAGCGCAAACCCGACAGGCTCATCCTCGTTGGCGACGAGGCGCAATTGCCGCCCGTTGGCTCCGGCCAGCCCTTCCACGACATCGTGCGCCTTTTCCCGGATCGCGTTCGCACACTCACGACATGCTACCGCAACAAGGAGGCGATTTTCCACGCCGCCTTGCAGATACGCGGCGGCATGGCTCCCGAGCTTCATGCACAGTCTGAACGCGAGCTTTGGGATGTGGAGAGCATCGGCAATCTGCGCTCGACACACGCCCGCGTCCTGGCGCTCGTAAGGGAGGGCGGCGTAGACTTCGACAAGGACATCATTCTTTGCTGTCGCAACGGCGACACCGAGGGCGAAACGGAATGCTCCGTTGTCTCGTTGAACGCCGACATCAAGGCGCTAGTCAATCCGTCCGCAGACGACGGCGAGACGAAATTCGCCCAGCGCTTCGACCCTGGCGACCGCGTGATAAACACCAAGAATCATGCCGACCTCGACGTGTGGAACGGCACAACAGGCAAGTGCGACCGCTTCGACGCGAGTGGCGCAATGTGGGTGAAGCTCGACTACCCGAACGCGCAGCATGAGGATTTCGTCTTGATCCCGAAGAAGCAGGTGCGCGAGTGGCAGCTTGCTTACGCGCTCACGGTTCACAAGTCGCAGGGTTCGCAGTATCGCAAGGTATTCTTCGTCTGCACCCGCCGCGACACAGCCGCGCTCCTCGATCGTCCGATGCTCTACACGGCAGTCACCCGCGCAAAGGCGGAATGTCATGTAATTGGCGACACGGGCGCGTTCTACAAGGCCATAGTCTCAACAGAAAACAAACAGACGGTCATTCAGCAGCTTGTCGCTCAACGCTCCGTCTAAACAGGTTGTCTTATGAACTATTATTCATTTCAAGAAATCCACGACACGGGTTCTTGCGTCCGCTATGTCCAGGAGCGGTTGCACCTGACCGTCACGAACGGACGGTGCAAGGCCGCATGGCGCGGCGGTACGCACGATAACGTCGCCGTCACGGACAAGGAATGGTACGACCACAAGGCGAAGACCGGCGGCGACCTTCTGCGCCTCTGCGCGATAGCGGAGTTTGGCGGCGATGATGGCATGGCGAAACAGCAGGCGCAGGAGGTGCTTGGCAATTGGCTTGGCCTCACGCCGAAGCATCAGTCCATCCGGCTTCCCTACGACTACCGCAAACAGTCTACACGCTATAAACAACTTGTAGATAAAGGCTATAACGAGACGTGCAAGTACACCTACACGGACGAGCATGGAACGCCAGCGCATATCGTGCTCCGCATGGAACATCCGACGGAGCGCAAGGAGTTCATTCAATGCACCCCGTATCAAGGCTCGCTCCACGGCGTCAAGACCTTCCTCTACAATCTCCCTGCGATCCTGGCGTCGCCGTGGGCGATTGTCGTTGAGGGCGAGAAGGATGCAGACACGCTCATTCGCCTTGGGCTTCCGGCTACAACTTGCAACAACGGCGCGGACAAGTGGCAGGACAGCTACACAGAGGCCCTTCGCGGCAAGGATGTCATCATCTGCCGCGACAACGACGAAGCCGGTGACGACCACGCGCACCTTCTCCTTCGCTCGCTCGCCCGCGCCGCGTCGCGACTGCGCGTCATCTGCCCCTCTTCGCAGCCAAAGGGCGACGTCACGGATTGGATTGAGAAAGAGGGTGGCACGCGCGAAAAGCTCTACAAGCTGATGGAGAACGCCCGTGTAATCTCGCCGGAAGAGGCGATGTGGAGCGACGAGGCGCTTGCCGTCTACCGCGCGAAGAAAGCCAACGAAAAGGCGTTCTCGAACACGGTCATCGACACAAAGACCGTCGGCGGCAAGGAGAAGCAGTATGACCGTCCGCGCTCGATCATCGAACTCATAGACGATGTTCACGAACGGCTGTTGGGCTTCCCCTACAAGATTGGCGACCGCACGATGTTCGACCATGACCGCGACACCGACCGAATCGAAATGCTTGAGACGAAGGATGTTGTTATCTCCTGGATTGGCGAGAAGACGAAGAAGAATGTCATGTGGAAGGATGTGTGCGGCGCCGTCTCTAAGTCGGAACTGTTCTCCGGCCTTGTCCGCAATGCCCGCCGCTTTGAGCGCGTTTCGTCCGTTCCCGACTATCCCAAGCGTTCAGATGTCTACTACACCTACCGCAACGCCATCCACCCCACGAAGGGACATGCCGCGTTCGAGGAGTTTATGCGGTTCTTCAACCCACAGGACGAATCGAGCAGAATACTTCTGCGGACGCTGTTCGCCGCGCCGATGTACTACAAGCACGGCATTCAGCGTCCGTGCTGGATCATTGATTCCAAGTCCGGGCAGTCCGTCGGCAAGACCACCATTTGCGAACTGCTCGCCTATCTCTACAAGTGTGCGCCCATCAAGACGTCCAAGAGCGAGCTTGAACGCGACTTCAAGGAGTTGTTGAAGCGCATCGTGTCAACCTCCGGGCGCAACTCGCGTATTCTCATGGTGGATAACGTCAAGGGCGAATTTGACGACGAACACTTTTCAGACCTCGTGACGGGCTTCGGCATTTCCGGCAAGGCTCCATACGGACGCGGCGAAGAAACACGCCCGAACGACCTCACCTACATCGTCACATCCAATTCCGCCAACATAGGCAGCGATATGGCTTCGCGCTCGTTCATTCTCTACATCGCCCCGCCGAAGACACGCGACAAGGATTGGAAGAAGCGCGTCATGACCTACATCGACGAACACCGCTACGAAATTCTCGGTGACATCTACGACATCTTGAAGTCGAATGCGGTTCCGGCGGACTTTCACGCCCAAACGCGCGTTCCGGAGTTCGAGGCCGACGTCCTCTTTCCGATGGCCGGTTCCGTCGCTGCACATGAATTTGTCATGGGCGACCTCAAGAAGTCTCGCGACGAAGCGAACGTGGACGAAGACCGTGCAATCCGTGTCGTGGAAATCATCAAGAACGAGTTGCGCACCCTGCTAAAGGAAGACCCCGACACGCATGTTGTCTTCATCCGTTCCAATCTCGTCGAGTATTGGATGAACTCTCTAAACGACCTCAACGTGCGAGTTCAGGACATTCGCAACATGGCGAACACAGGCCGCATCACCTGTATCGACCAGAACATCCGCCGCTACCCGGAATCCTACCGCTCAAACCTCCGCGCGTCCGGCATCATGTTCTACGGCGACAACATTCCGCTTTTCGGCACATTGCAGATCGCCATCTACGGAATGCTCAAGAAGGGATTTGGCTCGCTCATCGGAGCCGTGTGCGACGAGAAGATTACCAAGGAAATGACCGCGCGGCACGAACGCCGCGAATATGAAGCGCAGCTCTTGAAGACTGTGACAGGCCAATCGACTTCGCCGCTTGCAACACCCGTGCTTCCAGCCCCGCCACCACCTTCCGATCCCGACGACGATTATCCCACAGACCCCGAAATAGGAGATTTCTGATATGCCAATGTCCGCAAAAGCCCGCGACCCTCGCGGCGTCGAAATAAACTTCGACGAAGCGACCCACCGCTATTGGACTGTCTTCACGGAGAAGATTCCGATTCTCTCAAATGCGGTTGTTCGCGCCGGTTCTTCTCCATTCCCGTCGTTTCTCCCTGGCTTCGGCGACGAAAAGGAGGAGCCGCCGAAACAGGAGCCACAGCAGACGAAGGACGCAAACATTGTCGTGAACTATGTTTCCGGCACGCGATTCGTCAACCACTTCTTCCCGCCGTTCGATCCCGACGGAAAGATAACGGAGGCGACCGCCCGCAAGCGTGGCATATCAGTCGAACAGCTCAAGTTCGAGTGGAAGCAGAACTCCGCCGCCGCGTGTGAGTACGGCACCCGCGTCCATGAGACTGCGGAGGACACTTTCTACCGCCGCCAATACCGCAACTCCCCGCGCGACCAGCGCGAAATGGCCGTGTTTACCCACGCCAGGAACACGGCCTTGCGCATCATGGACGGCTTCAACATCATGGGTGTCGAGCAGATTGTCTTCGACGTTCAGTATCAGCTTGCCGGTTCCATCGACCTTCTCGCGCAGTCGAAGAAGGACGGCACGATTTGGATTTTCGACCACAAGACGAACAAGCAAATCAAACGCACTTCCCCCTATGGCGTGAAGGGCCTATATCCAATCGAACACATAGACGATTGCGAGTACAACCACTACGCCTTGCAGCTCTCCACCTACGAAATGATACTTCGCACGGCTCGCTACATTCCGCGCACCGCGCGTGTCCGGCGCGGCATCTTCCACTACACCGAAGCCGGTGTGGAGTTCATGGAGCTTCCCGACTTCGCGCTCGAAGTCCGCGAAATGGCTATGGTGATGCTGGAAGAGCCGCCGTTCTGATTTCCCCAAACCAACAAACAACAAATGAAAGGAAAAACCAAATGAGCAAGCATTTCAAAAACCAGGCGTCAAAGCGTCGTCGCGACGGCTTTCAGCACCGCTCCAAGTCGTGCATGAAGCGTCTCGTAAGTCAGCTCTTCCGGCAGTCGGAGGACTACGCTCGCCTAAAGATCGACAATAGCCTTCTTTACGGAAAGGTCGTGAAGCTGAATCAGCTTCTTATGGACGAGCGCAAATCCGCACTTCGTGAAATCCAGAAGACCGAGGCGATCCACGACGGCATCGTGAAGACGTTTGGCGACAAGCTCAACCAGGTCACGCGGTCGCGCAACACGTATCGCTTTCTCTTCTGGTCGCTCGTCGCGGCCCACATCGTTGTCATTGCGGTAGAAGTCGCCGCGCGCTTCATCAAGCATTGATGCGAAAGGACAATTCAGATGAAAGAACTACTTGAATTTCTCGGTGCCGCCGCATCAGGCAAAAACATTGCGACGGCCATCAACATTCCGACAGCGGAGATCAGGCAACGGCTCCCAAAGGCTCTCATGGAGCTTGGCGTGATCCTCGGATGGCTTACGAGCTATCTTGAGTATCTTGATTGGCTCTCGAAGAAGCAAAAGCGCAATCTCACGCAGGCCGCAAAGCGCGACTACAACCAGATTGAGCGTTTCATCAAGACGTTTGCGGACGCGATAGACGGAAAGGAGGCCGCCAATGCGGTTGTCATTCAGCCTAATTGAGTGGTTTCGCGCCCTGTTCCGCCGCAGGAGTTCGGACGATCATTCCGTTGTCGTGAAGATTTACGATAACGGCCACCTCGTCTACCGTGGCGAGCGCTTCTCGAATAGCGGCGACCGCATCGAGATAATCAGCGCGGCGAACACATCGACGTCGCTTCTCCTCGGTTCTCTGCGCCGCAATGCAAAGCTTGCGGCTCGCATGGCGAAGAAAGGTGTCTGCAATGCCTGACTTTGAGTTCAACGGCATTCACCTTCTCATCGTGTTCGTCGTGGCCGTTGTCGCGTTCGCCGCAGGCGTGGTGATGGGCTATTTCGTCCGCGACGACATGCTGCACGGCGCACAGGGGAAGGACGGCGAGCCATGACGAAGCTCGTCTTCACATACGCCGGGACGCACAATCCCGACGGGCGCTATGCGACGCACCTCTACGTCAAGCAGATGGAGCCGGACTACGACCAAATGCTTGGTTCCGAGCGCAAGGCCGCCGCAGACGCGCAGAAGATCGTTTCCGACCTCATCAACGTAAACGTAACCGGCGACCCGGAACGGCTTGTGCGCGGCGGGGAGATTCCCGCCGACGCCGTTCCCGTCTGCTGGTTTGAGGTCTGCGTCTCGTGGGATCGCAAGCACAGGCTTCCTTCCTATCGAAGCGGCGAATACCGCCGTCTTCGCCCGGAGGCGATGTGGAATCCCGTCGCGTCGCTCATGATGGAGCAGCGCGCATACATTGTCGGCGTCCTCAAGAAGCGTGTTCGCGACGAGCTGCGCGCGAGGGAGGAGCGCCGAGCCGAATACGCAAGGAGGATGAAGTCATGAGGCGCGTCGTCTACATTGCGGGGCCGATGACAGGCTTGCCCGAACACAACTACCCGGAGTTCATGCGGGCGGCGAAGAAACTCAAGGACATGGGCTTTGCCGTCGTGAACCCCGCGGAGATTGGAAACGGCTTCGGAACGCCGAAGGAGCTTTCGCAGGACAAGGATCTTCTTACCCGCCTCACCGACCTTGAACTTGCAATTGTGCGCGAGTGCGACGCGATATGCCTTTTGGACGGATGGGAGAAGTCGGTCGGCACGAAGCGCGAGCTTTATGTCGCCATCGAACACAAGCTTTCCATCATGCAGGAGAGGGATTTAGGATGAAGGTCACGCCAGCCATAGCGATCGCCCGGAAAATCGCGGGCTACATTCCGCCCGTGGAAGACAAGATGTGCTGCAAGTATTGCGGCGCAAAGCGCAACACGCGCAAGGACTTCGCGCCCTACTACTGTGTCCGGCACATGTTCTACGTCCACAGTCGCGGCGTCTGTCCGAAGTTCGACACGACGCCCTACAATCCGCCGCCGGAGCCAGAACCGAAGAAGCCGCCGTTCATACAGGAGGAAATGTTCAAATGACACCGAAAAACCAATTCCTGCGCGACGAGGTGAAGAACGTCGAATCGCTCGCGGTAAATGCGCTGGCGCAACAGCCCGAAGAGGACGGGGCTTGCTGCCAACACCTCTACGACGCGCTCGTTCGCATCTACAACGCGGCAGACCTGGCTTGCCACAAGTTCAATACCGAATGGAAAGGCCGCACATCATGAGCCGTCGCCGTCGCCAATGTGGTGGTTGCCCGAAGTATAGTTTGGGCTATTGTTCGCATCTTGCAAAGCGCGTTTCGCAGTTCGCTCCAGCTTGCGACTACGGACGCCGCCAAATGACAAATGCCTATATGCGCAAGTATATGGCAAACAAAAGGAAAGGTAAAAACACATGACAACAGCCGACATTCCAAAAGTCCGCATTCTCGATCCAAAGGGTCGTGTCATTTGTGAGGGCTACTACTTTGAATATCCCGCCTACATGGGGCCGGGAATCTACGACGGCGACCCGAAGCCAATCCCGACCAAGCGTTGCGTGATGACTTACGATCAAGGCGATTGGAACATGCCAAACACGCCGCGCTTTCTCGAAGTCACGCCGCCTCATACAATCGAAGTCATCGATCCCGCCGCACCGTCGGCGAAGGTGACAAGACTTAGTGAAAGCGAGGCGTCTAAATGAGCGGCTTCACAAGAGATTGGTGGCCTAATCCGCCGATGTTTATTCTTAGGGATTATTCCGGATCCTATGTGCCGCCATTCAGTAGCGGACGACATCACGGTTGGGGTGGTAAATCGCAGAAGAAAATCCGCCGCGAAAGACGGCAGATGGGAGGTAGGAAGAAATGAGCAATATCGAACGTCCGCGCAATTGCGGCGAGTGCGTGCGCTTCATGCGCCGCAAGGACAAGCCCGGCCACGGCTGGTGCGACAATTGGGCTGGTGTTGACTTGCTCGAAAGCGATGTGTGCCATCCAAACTTTGGCGTCAAGAAGAATCCGTCAAAGAAAGAAGGTGCGACGTGAATAGAATCAACTTTTCACACAACTACCCCAAGCTTCACGGCCAGACATCCGCGAAGCTTCTTGCGGTTGAGCCGTTGAAGATCGATGCAAACACGCCGCGCGAATTGATCGAGTACGACACAAAGTATGATGGCGGCTATTATCCGTTGAAGCCGGGCTACTACATCCAGCTCGTCTTTCTCGGCAATCTCCACATTCCGTTTTGTACGATCCGTTCCGCATGGCCGTCAAGCAAGGTTGATTGGTATGCGTCGCAAAAGGGAATGATGTTTGAAATCAAAATCACAAGTCAAGAATAGGAGTGGCGATGAATTATCCAAAAATAGACCCGTCGTCCATCGACTTGGACATAGCCTGCAAAATGTCAGGCGCATGGGATTCGTCTTTCGCGGACGACAAGCCATACACCTACAAGTCTAACTTTTTCCGCGCAATCATCGACTTCGACGAGTTCGCCAAGATCAAGCCGCCAAAGGGATATGGCATAGGAGTGGATCGCAACATAAGAATAAGAACATCCTCATTTCGTGGACTATGCCCCGGAGCGGTGCATTACTACTGCGACATAGACTTCAACGGCCCGTACCTCATAAGAGACGGCTGTAGTGTTAGTGGGTATCTAGGTGGTCTCAAGGTTGGCAGGATATTTACTTGTAAGTGTCTCAACGTCAACCGCCCCGTGACCAAGGAGGACCTCGCCGACAAGTATGCAGACTGGGACGGCTACGACGTAGGCGACATGACGCATAGGTGGTACAACACAAAAAATGCCATCGAATGCGCCAGGCAGATCGTGAAACTTCGATTTAAGAATTATGGCGAAATCAATATCGATGACTGTAATGAGTAAAACACTACTTGAAACCCTTTCCGGCAATTCGGCCGGGAAATAAAAAAACCAAAAACAACAAGGAGAAATCCAATGAAGACCAAACCCACAGCAAAGGCTGCTTCCACAAAGAAGCCCGCCGTCAAGTCCGCACCCGCCAAGAAGTCCTGCGCTTGCAAGGGCAAGTGCGTTGGCAAGTGCAAGAAGTAATCAACCGAATCCACAAACAATCCAAAGGAGCAAATCATGGAAGAAATACAGAAGTACATCCGCGTCAACATCGTCGATGCAGCACCCATGCGGTTTGGCGATTTCAAGACCGCCTATCCGACATCTGGCGGAGCCAATCAACAGCGCCCGGACGATGATCCTGGCTATGTCATCTTCTACCGCAAGGGTCAGCCAAACGAATACGTTTCGTGGTGCCCTGCCGAGGAGTTCAATGCTGTTAGCGCGCCATTCCACAAGGATGGCATGTCCTTCGGCATGGCAATTGACGCTTGCCGTTATGCCGGCAAGAAGATTCAGCGTGTCAATTGGAACGGCGAAGGTCAGTTTGTCCGCTTCGAGGAAGTTCTTGCTTCCGAGGACGGCAAGCTCCACGACAATCCGCAGGACGCTCCTGGCATGGCTGCGTCCGGCTGCTTCGTGTTCCACTTCGTCAACCGCAAGACGGGCGAAACCGGCATTCAGGTCGGCTGGCTCGCTTCGCAGGCTGACATGGCCGCTAACGATTGGCGCGTCATCGAGTAAACCCCACGGGCAGGGTCAAGCGACACTTGGCCCCGCCATACAGCAAGGAGAACCAAGAAATGAACTATGACATTAACGAACAGGCACGCTCAATCGTATTGAACTACGTCCTGGAACACCTCGACAAGTCCGACGAAACGCCGTCTTTCGAGACGTTTATCGTATGGAAGTGCTGCATCCTCGGCAATCACAAGTGGCTCATTTCCACCACACTTGCCGACGGCATGTACTATGAGGTGACGTTCAACAAGGCTAAGAACGAGTTTTATCTCGACGCTTACAAAAAGTTTGAAAACCGTTGCATTCCGGCATAACTAACCATCGGTGTGGCGGGCTTCAACGCCCGTCACATCACACCGAAAGGAAAGATCATCATGTCTAAATCGTCTAACACATCTGCGGGCGGCATTGGCTTCTGCGGCCTGTTGGCCGTCGCGTTTATCGTCCTCAAGCTCTGCAACGTCATTCAATGGTCGTGGTGGTGGGTTCTGGCTCCGCTGTGGATTCCCGCCGCAATCGTCATCGTTCTCGCCGTAATCGTTTTGATATGCGCCCTTATCAGCGGCGGTGTCATTGACGATTAGAATCTGAAAGGCTCGCAATGAAAAATCTCACCCGTCAAGAAAAGGCTCGTCGCAGAGGCAACACGGCGCAGTTCAATCCATCCACGTGTCTGCCGCATACTTCGCGCTGGCTCGCCCAGCAACGCGCGCTCGGCATTCGCCGTCAGCGCACCCACCTCGTCCGCATCCGATAAACCAACATTGGCGGCGGGATTCGACCTCCCGCCGCCATTCAAACCCAACATCAATATGACACTAAACGGAAAGCGAATTTTCCTGCTCGTCAGGCTCCATGAGCTTCGCGTCCTGGAAACGACATTCACAACAATTCGCGGTGAGTGGAAAACTCATTACTTGCTTACCACGACGCCGCGCAAAAAATCTTCTGTGCCAGATGAGGAAGATCAATTGGGCGGCGCGCGCACTCGCAAATTGATTGACGACATTATCGATGTCCTGAATAGGTATGGCGCTTCGGATGGAGATTCGCCATCTATAAGCACCAAGGGAAAGCGTAATCGCATCGTCTCGCAAAGCGAGCATGTCACGGTCGTAAAGAATCTTACTGTCGGCGGCCTAATCAAGCTTCTCTCGCCGCTTCCGAAGGGGTTGCTTGTGAAGAGCTGCAAGTTTGACGAGGGTGACAGCCGCGTTGTCGAGATTTCCATTTGCGATCCACACGCCCGCACTCATTCATGCCCCAAAAGCAAGCCCTACGTTTTAATCGAAGGACACTAACGAAAGGACGTATAAAATGTTTGCGTTGATGGTTATATTCATCATCCTGTTTTGCAGCAGCATGTACGACATTTACAAGCTACTTCGCGACATAGATGAACTGCTCCGCAAAATTGAAGACAACACCAAGCAGAACAAGGGAGGTAAAGACTGTGATTCCCTCTTGGACTAAAGCACAATCCGGCTTCTACTACGGCTGTGATTTTGGTAGGTGGCTCAACGAAGAGGTTATAATCGGCTTCGACCCAAAAACCAAAACCATAGAAACGCTATGCAGTATATTCTATCCCGTATTTCCACAGGCGCTTCCCATCGAGCTGAAAGGAATTGCAGTATGAATGTTGCGTGGTTTTCGGCTGGCGTCTCTTCTGCGATTGTCTGTTGGCTTTGCCGCGACGAGCTTGACGAGATTCATTATCAGCACATTGACGATCAACACCCAGACTCGTTGCGTTTTCTGCATGATGTTGAAACGTTGATCGGCAAGCCGATACAGATACACCGTTCGCCGTATGGCTCGGTAGACGCCGTGTGCCGTGCGTTCAGTTTCCTTAAAGGGCCACACGGGGCACGGTGTACGGACGTGTTGAAAAGACGTGAACGCAAGGCGTGGGAACATGAGCATCCCGGACGCCATACTTACTATTGGGGCTTGGACTGCAACGAGAAACGCCGTGTTGACGGCATCATCCGCGCCATGCCCGAATATGACCACCGTTTCCCGCTTGTGGAACGCGACATGACGAAATCGGATGCGCACGAACTGGCGGCACGCCTGGGGCTGAAACGTCCAGCAATGTACGACATGGGCTATCACAACAACAACTGTATCGGTTGTCTCAAAGGCGGGATAGGCTATTGGCAGATGATACGCCGTGATTTTCCCGAAGTCTTTGCGAGCAGGGCAAAGCTTGAACGTGACCTTGGAAGGTTCATATTGAAGGATCAAAATGGAAATCCTCTGTGGCTTGACACTCTGCCTGAAAACAAGGGTAGAACGACGGAGCCCATTGACAACATCCAATGCGGCATAATGTGTGAAATTAACTTCCAAGAAAAATCGTAAAAGGTGGACTAATTTCAGAAACGCAACCGCGAATTAGTCCACATGCGCGTAGCCATACACAGCGTTGACGGCCACAACTACCCTAATCTCGCGCTCATGCGCATATCGGCATGGCACAAAGCGCAGGGGGATTCGGTGGAATGGTTTTCCCCGCTTATGCCATACGACCGCGTTTACGCCTCAAAGGTGTTCACGTTCACGCCTGACGATCCTTATTTGCCTGTCGATGCGATCCGTGGCGGAACTGGCTACGATGCCACCACCAAACTTCCGCCCGAGATCGACGCGATGCGGCCGGACTATACGATATATCCGCAGTTCACAGAGGCGTATGGATTCCTCACGCGGGGATGTGTCAACAAGTGTCCGTGGTGCGTCGTGCCGAAGAAAGAGGGCACAATCAAGATCGTGGGCGACATCGAGGACATCTGCAACACCAACACGGGATTTCGCCGCAAGGCTATTTTAATGGACAACAATTTCCTCGCCGCGCCACTCGACTTCGTGCGCGAACAGGTTGCCAAAATGCGGCGGCTCAAAATCCGCGTTGACTTCAACCAAGCGACGGACGCACGGCTGTATGACGACGAGCGAGCGGAACTTATGGCGGGAGTGCCGTGGCTTTCAATGGTGCGCATTTCGTGCGACACCGACGCCATGCTTCCGCATTGCGTTCGCGCGATAAAGGCGTTGCGCGGTTTCGGCTGCAAGAAGGACATGTTGGTTTACGTCCTGGCGAAGAATGACGGCATTGATTCAGCCCTTTACCGCATCTACGGATTGATGGCAGCGGACAAGCGCGCCGTTCCGTTTGTGATGCCTTACCGCTCGTTGACGGACAACTCTGTAGAGCCGTCTCCGCGACTGAAAGATTTGGCCCGGTGGTGCAACCGGGCCTGGATTAGAAAGTCGTGTCCGTTTGAGGATTATCGCTCTTAGTTCTGCGCCTGCGTTCGTCGAAGCTTGAGGGAACGTTCCTGCATGTAAAATCGAATTGTCCAATTCCTGTCACAATTCCATTTGCCGGTAATTTGCCAGCCACCGTTCAAAGGTTGAAAATCGGCGCATTTCCCCCCTGATTTGCGCAGATTCTTATTTGCCTAAATGTCCAATTTGCGTCCAAACGCAAGAAACGCGCCATAGAGCCTCCTAGAGCGCGTTTCTATGTCTACCCTGCCATTGTCACGTCCGGCGCGTTCAAAGCGCTCCTAGAGCAACCTGGCGCGTCCTGGCGCGTTTTAAGGCTTGATGTCAAAGTACGCCTTGCCGTTTTTCTCGACCTCGACGCCGTTGTAGCTCTTGACGCGCACGCCCTCGGTATTTCCGACAAGGCTTGTCAGGAGTGCTTGGTCGTGGTAGGCTGCCGCGTGCATCGTAATGAAGGTATGCCGTCCGGCATTCTTCGGCAGCTTGACACCGGCTTTCTTTGCCCAAAGCACGAGGTGGCGGCGGAACTTCTTGTTTTTCCTCTGCACGGCGTCCTTGAAGTCGAACGACCGCATCCACGCAATCGCCTGTTCGCTGATGGTAAATGCTCTTGGGTCTGCGCCGTTCGTCGCGCCCTTGACCTTGATGACGCGGATAAACTTCTCCTCGGTGTTCACAACAACCGACTCGTTGCCCTCTCTCACGCGCTCGATTTCGCATTGGCGCATTCCGCAGAAGAACGACAGGATCGCGTCGGCCAGATCCGTGGCCGCCTTTTTGTCGCTCTTCTCGGCGGCGATCGTCCGCATGAGCTTCGCAACGTCTTCCGCCTTGACGTACTTCGGCTGGCGATATGGTATCTTGAGCTTCGACACGCCCGCAATCGGACTAGTGGCAAGCATTGCCTGTTCGGGCTTCGCGCACCAATTTACGAACGTCTTGATGTCGCCAAGGTGGTTGTTGTAGGTCTTCCATGTTCCCTGGTCTTTCTCGTCGATGATGCGCTTCTTGAGAGCGGTCGTGACTTCTGCTGCGGTGATGTCATTGAGTGGCCTGTCGCCACCAAACTCCATCACCCATGTTCCGACATGGTTCTTGAGTGTCTTTATGTAGTCTGCGCTCTTGCCGAACTGCGACGCCATGAATTTTGCGTATGCCTCGCTGACGGTCGTAGAGCATTCAATGGCGTTCTTTGCGTCCGTGGCTCGCTTCGCGCACTCCAGGAGCGTGAGGCTCGATTTCTTCTGCGTGAGCCAGTCCAATGCCTTGCGAGCGTCGGCCGCTTCGTATTCGCTGAACGTCGTTGCGACGGCGCCGCCGGCTTCCAGCGTTTTGTAGAAGTCGGCTATCTTCTCCTTGAGCGCTTCTTTCGACAGCGCTGATAGCCGCTTCTGTTTTCTTTCGCTGTCATACCCAAGGAACGTCTCGAATATGGTATAATCTTTGCCGTTCCGTGAATGAGGTCTTTCGCGAATGCCCGCAATGGCCTCTTTCTTTGAGCGATAGGACATGATGCACCTGCCTTTCTTTGCGCTCGCGGATGTTCGGTTCAAGGCCGTCCCAAGCTTCGACCGACTTCCGCGAGCCATTTATTTTGTGTGACCCGTGTGTGACCGCGATTTTCAGCTATTCAAAAACCTACTACCGCCAAATCACGGAAAGCATTGTATCACAAGCATAAAAGCCCCGTCAAGGGGCTTATTGGGAATTGGTCGGAGCGGAGGGATTTGAACCTTACGCCGAATGACCGTGTTGAAAGTGCATTTCACCCAATAAAATCAAGGGTTTTGAGAAAATCGCGGGTGCGCGTCGGCATCCCGAAAACGGGGTAAAAATCCCGCATTTTGGCCGAGATTTGTGCGACCAAAATGTGACCGCGCGACCCGTTCGGCGGCTGTGCGCCCGGAATTGGCGGCGGTGGCGACGGTATGTAATCCTGTGGTTTTCATGCGGCGTAGTATACCACAATCGCCCGGAGAGTGCTAGGGGAAAATGTGAAAAAGGGCCGCCGGTGACATGGCACACCAGCGGCCCCAGGGGTAGATTCAATACTACTTTCGCCGTTCGCGCAAGGCGGCCATGAGTTCGATCACGCGCTGCTGCGCCTTGAGGCGCATCGCCTCGTACTTCGCCCGCGTCTCGTCGGTAGGCTTACGGTAGGCGACCCACTTCTGGCCGACCTTGCGTTCGCCGGCCTCCCAATGCCGCAGATTCCTTATCTGCGTCAGGAGCGCATTCACGCGCTTGGCAAACTGCGCATCGCTCGCAATGGAGCCGTCGGCCAAGTCCTTCTTGTAGGCTTCCTCCGCCTTGTAGAAGTTCTGCGTGTTGTCCGGGACGGAACGCTCGTAGTCACGGCCGAACGGAATGTGCTCGATCTTGATGTCGCCGCCGATTGCGTCGGTGACGAAATCGTACACGCCCTCGATGTCTCGCGCCGTGTTCTTGCCAAGCGAGTTCCAGATATGCTGGAGCGTTTCGGGAGCCACATCAAGCCATCCGCGCCGTTTTTCGCTGCCGCCCGTCTGTGCGTTCATCCAGCGAGCCGCGGCCTTGAAGCCCTCGCCTGTAGACGCACGGCCATTCTCCGAATACGGAAGCGTCTGCGAATACATCTGCTTCTTTATCGGGCGTCCGGCGAAGTCGGCGTTGTCGGCATGTTGGAAGAATGGCACAAGAAGCGTCGGCATGAACGTCTGCGTGATGTTCGGGCCAGCATCGCCGGTTCCCGCAAAGTGAACCGCCGTGTCACCTGCCTCTTTCGCAGAATGCTTCGCCCAATCACCCCACGACAGATCGCCCAGGGCGGCTCTCGCCGTAGTGTTGCCGATGTACTTGATGACCGAGAACGGCCCGGCATGGAACGGAATGCGGATGTACTTGTCGCCATTGCGGAAGTATAGCGAGTTCGCGCGCGCGTATTCCGTCATGCTGTCGCCCGTAGGCTTGCCCTCCTTGCGGTTCTTCTCGTCCTCTTCGGAGTTGAAGAAATGCTCTGCAAGGGCCTCTGCGACGCCATAGGCGAAAAGCGCAGTCGCAAGCTGCTTGCCGGACTTGCCCCTTGCGAGGGATTCCACCTGCCGCATGGCCGAGCCGATTACCGATCCCGAGAACATCCACGCTGAGTTCATCCAACGTTGGTTGCCGTACTTGTTGAAGTCGGTGGTGTACTCGCGGGAGCGCATCGCCGCCTCGCCTTTTGATGCGCCGCCCTCCATGTAGTCCTTGAAGACCGCAAGGCGGGTCGCAAGCTCGGCCTGCTTGTTGTAGATCGACAACGCATTGCCGACAAGCGCAAACATGTCCTTGACGCTTGCCTTGCCGCTCCTGACCTTCTCGAAGCGCTTTTCAAGCTCCGAATAGCCCTCATTGCCAGCGCCGCCAATCGATGCGCCAGACTCAACGTAGTCGCGCATGATGTCGGCATACTTGCCCTCGAAGGTTCCGCGCTTGTTGTATGCGTAGATGGTCTTCGTCATGGCAAGCGCGTCGAATACGTGCTTGACCGCGGAATATCCGCCCTTGATTAGCCCCTTGTCCGCTATCGTGTTCAATGCTGACTCAACCATGTCGGCCGCAAAGTTGCGCCCGATGAAGGTTGGCGACCATTCCGTTGCGGTAGAGGCGTAAAGCCTCATGCCATTGCGGAGAAGCCCAGGAGCCTGCGCGACGTCGCGCCCCGTGACGGCTGCCGCCACGCGCTCACCAAGCTTGCCGTCAAGCTCGATCATCATGAGGTTGCCGCCGTCCTTGAACGCGACAAGATTTGGCTTTCCGGGGCCGCCCTTGACGGATTGCTCGCGGTAGTATGGGTCGGGAAACTCCTCCATCTGTCCGTGCGTGAAGCTCCAGCCCTTGCCCTTGCGGACGCCGCGCCTGACTACACCAAGGCCGGGATGCGCCGTGATGTACTTGGCGAGTGTCTTGCGGGCGTCGTTCACGTTGGAGCCGTACATAGCCTCCTGGTATTCCTTGAACATGAACTCAACGGGATTGTCCGGGACTGACACGCGGCCTTCGGCGGTCTTGAAGTCGTTTTGCCGCCATTGGCGCGTAGAGTAGTTTACCTCGCCGTCGTCCGACATGTCATCGCGCATCGGAACATGGAAAGGCTCTTCCTTCCGCCACTCCGCTACGGTCTTTGCGTCAACGCGCCCGGATTCGACGCGACGATCCATGCCCTCGGCCTGCATCTTCCAGAGGAAGTCAGCCATCTGCTCGATCTTGCCGAACTTCTCGTCGCCAAGCCGCGCCTTGAGGTCGGTGAGCATCTTCTTGGCGTCCGCATCAGAAACGCCGGATCCTTCAAGCTTGCCGTTCCTGGCGAGGACTTTCCTGTTGCGGTCTTCGACATTGCGGCATATCATGTACACGCCGACGTCATCGACCGTCACGCCGGAGTCGCGCAGCATCTTTTCAAACGGACGCCGCCATTGATGCTCATAGCGCATCCGCGAAGCCTCGTTGTGTCCGTGCAGAAGCCGCATGGCGTTGTACGGCGAATCCTCGCGGTAGAGCGTCTTCTTGTCACGTCCGTCCGCACGCTCCATCTCTAGTATTGGATGGTAGCGGTCGGTCAAGTTGGTGTGATACTTCGATGCGATCGTCTGCTTCGCGTCCGTCGCCGGAAGCGATTGGCGCGGCGGCGCCTTTTCGCCATCTGGACGAATGCGCTTTCTGTTCGCGTCGTCAATGAGCGTCGAATCTTCGGCAACGCCGTGACGGTCTGCCGTTTCCCACGGCGGAGTCTTGGCGCGTTCCTCCGGCGTCATCGCCGCGCGCGTGGCAGCCTGCCGAGCCTCCCACTCGCCAAGCTCATGCGTATAGCGGTCGAAGGACTTGCCGTTGGTGTTCGTGCCTCGCGCCATGCCAGCGGCGGCCTGAATCCTGTGCTGTAGTTCATGGTTCAGCGTCTCGGCAGTCGTGCCGCGCTCGTAGAGGTGGATTTCCTTGTCGGACGCAAAGCCAAGCGTGCCGTCCTTCGGCTGCTCCGCCATGCGATCCACCACGATGCGCTGACGTCCGATTTCTGGATATGCCGCAAGAAGCGTCTTCACGGAATCTGGCAGGCGTTCGCCTTTCTCCTTCATGGCGCGTTCGAGCGCGTCGAAGGTAAAGGCGTACTGGTTCATGGACGCATCCTTGTCCTTGTCGTAGAAACGCCCGGACGCAAGCGCGAAGTCGAGCATCTTCTTTGTGTCGGCCTCGGTTATGCCCTGTATCTCAACGCGCCACTTTCCGTCCGGGGCTTTCCACCAGCCGGTCTTCTCCCAGATTTCGCGGCGGTCAATTCCCTTCTTCTCCATTTCGACGGCATCCTCATGACGCTTGAGGTGAACACGCCCGCCGGCTTCCTCGTCGATGTTGAAGAAGAAGTCGCGGACGCCGCCGGACGTTCCTTCCGGCCTCTTGCCCGTCTCGTAGAACTCGCGGATGTCGGCAATGACCTTCGACGGACTTGTGCGGCGGGTGTAGCCGACACTCACGATGTCGTCTGTATCGTAGTCGATCAAATCGACCTTGAAATCTCCAGGGCCGCTTTTCTCGTGCCACTCGATGTAATCCCAAAGACGGCTCGCGGCCTCTTCGCTCAACTTGCCGCCGACCTGTATGCCGCCGTGGTTGGAAGCAATGCGGATGCCGCCTTTTTCAACGAGCGAGTCAATGCCGATGCCGCCTTTTTCCTTCCTTGCGATTTCGACGGCTTCCTTTGCCGTCATGCCCTTGCCCTGTGCAAGGCTAGTCGCAAGAATCTTGTGGCCGTGTTCAAGCGCCATCGGGTTTTCGATTGCAATATCCCGGATGTTGGGAAGTTTTGAAATCATCGCGGACGCCTTTTTGGAATCCGCGTCAGAGAACTTGCCGATGAGGTCGCTTTTCTCGAACAGCATACCGTGCTCGATCTTGCCGCCGCGCGACGGAACGACATTCCCCTTGGGTGTTATGAGAAGCGCGTCGGATATGTCCTCGGTCACGCCAAAGCGCTTCACGACATCGCGGAAACGATCGTCGGACTCTTCGCGGACATCAAAGAAGCGCGTGGTGTCGCCTATCGGGTTTTCCGCCTCGTCGTAGAGCTTGACTGGCTTGCGGTCGATGAGGTCGCGGAGAGTCTTCGCGTCGGCCTTCATGAAGACGCGCTTCTTGTCGGGCGTCGCATCCGGCTCGGGAAGCTTGTCCTTCAAGAACTGCATCTTTACGTCCATCGCCCACTTCTTCGCGGCCTCCTTGTCGGCAAAGCCGGTTATCATCACGGACTGCCCGCCGTCGCGCGGAACGCCTTTCATCTTGAGGCCGTCTTCCGTCAATTCGACAGACTTGTTGTTCAACACCTGGCGAACCACGCTATCCACGATGACGCCGTGCGCCTCTTCGCCCTTGCCGTAGGTGCGCAGAATGTCTGCAACGCGGCCAAGCGGAACTTTCGTGCCAATGAACTCGCGCTTGCCTGTCTTGACGGCGAACGATTGCGGCATGGACGAGCCAACGACGTCATCCCAATGTTCCAGCAGGTCGCCGTTCGCATAGAAGCCGTCCTCGGCGCGTTCCTCCGGGATTATGCCGTACTCGGCATCCCAGACGGATTTAGCATCCTCCGGCTTCACCTCCTCGTAGAACGAGCGCGGATTGCGCGTCTCAAGGCGGGATGCGTACATGCGCTCCCGCTTGCCGTCAACGCTGTAGCGGGCAACGGCGTCAACTTTGCCGAGCGCGCCGCGGCTCATCTTGCCGTCCGGCTCAACGGCGAAGATTTCACCCGTCCGCTTGGAGCGGACATAGCGAAGGTCTGCGCCCTCGTGACGCTTCTGGAAGTCGTCAAACGAAACGCGGTCGGTCTTGAAGAAGTTGTTTACGTGCTCAATCTTCATGCCGTCCGCAAGCGGAAGCGTATGCAGATCGTCGGCGTGCGTCGCGCCGGAATCCTGCAAGCCACGGTCGTACTTGCCCTCGTCGATGTCATTCTGGATGAGCGCTTTCTTGCAGCGGTCGAACACCTCGAACACCTGCTCCTGAACGCCTGGATCGAGAAGCATGATGCGGTTCCAGAAGCGGCCCGGCTTCATCTTGGCGGCGTTGCCGTTCTTGTCGAGCAGCTTGTTTATCGTGCCGTCCTCCGAACGCGAAAGAAGGTTCATCTGCCGCGCGAAGTCATCGGCATGTCCACCGTTGATGATTGCCTGGATAGTCCACTGTATCGCCCTTGCAGAATAATCGTCCTCAAGGTTGTGGCGTTCGCCGATCATTTCGCCGCCAACGGCACGGTCGCCCTGCGAAAGAGCGGAGAGCTGACCTTTGCGCCGTGCGATCGTCGAGAAGAAGCGGGCTTCTCCGGGGAAGTCGCTTGTCGTGGTGTAGAATATCGGCGCGGACTCCTGGTTGTTGCGATGTACGCGCCCTTTGGCCTGCTCGAAGTCGTCGGCGCGCCATTCGTTCTGAATCTTGAAGAAAACGCGGCGGTCGCGGTTTTTGAACTTCTTGTCGGACGAGAACGTAAAGCCTGTGTTCGCTTTCTTGGAGAACACAAGCACCTTCTTTTCGCCGTTCTTGAACGCCTCGTAGTCGGCGTCGAAGCCGTCCTTGTTGAGGCCGGTGAGGTTGGCGACGTTGTTCTTCCCGAACGCATCGAGAATCATGTTTATCGGATTGCCGAACGAATCGGGCAGCTTCTTCACCTGCTCCTGGAGCCGGGCGCGTATCGAACGCGCGGCGGCGCTTTCCTCAACGACAAATTCGATCTCGCCGGAAATCGGGTTCTGAATCTGCTTGACCGATTTTGTAGGGAACTGCGTATCGCGGTAGACAAGACCGCCGGGGCCCGTCTTCTCCTTCTCGTTCGTGAGGAAGTCCATCAGAATCTGCTTCGGCCCGAAGTTGGCCTCGTCCATCGCAAGGTTCTCGCCGCGTCCGGCGGCTTTCTTCACTTCGCGGTCTGTTCCGGCCTCGTTCGTGTAGAAGAGCGAGAACACGGGGCATTCTCCGGCCGCAAGGTGCTGTTTCGCCTTTTCGATGATCTGTGGAAGCTTCACGGCGGCGAGCATGGAATTGTGCATCCGCTGCTGCATACCGTGGAGCGAAGACGTCGGAACGCGATTGCCGAGGTCGCCCATCGCCTCCTGCGCATCGAGGATGCCGGAAAAGATGTCGCGCGTGGCACGGTTGTAGTCGCGGTAGGCTTTCTTCTGCTCGTCGGTCGTTGCCGTGTGGATTTCGCGGAAGTCTACGCCCTTGTCGGAAAGCGCACACGAAAGCATCTGGCCGCGCATCTTGAGCGAACGCGACACGGCTTCCATGCCGAGAAGGTTCTTGTTCTTGACCTTCTTGACGAAATCGGCGAAGTCCTTGAACTTCGTGCCCTCCCCCCAAAGCCCCAGGCGCGTGGCATAGCCGAGGTCTGAAACTTCGGTCGCCGGCGTCGCGGACAGGTAGATGACGCGGGCGTTCGGAAGTCGATCCTGCAAGTCCACCATCGCCTTTTGGATGAAGCCCTCCTCCTTGCCGGTTTTCAGACTCAATCCATAGGTGGTCTTGCCCGTGTGACATTCGTCGAACGCGATAACGCCGTCGAAGTCCTTTCCAAGCGCCTTTACGAGATTGTCAACGCAATGTTCGGTCTTGAGGTCATTGTAGGAGCCAAAGGCAATGCCCTCGTCCTTTATCTTCGACCCGTCACCAACATCGTAGACCTTATCGCCAAGCCCGAATGGATTGAGGTCGCCAATCGCGTCCTTCTTCAATTCGCGGTTCACCGAGAACCAAAGCGCCTTTTTACGGCCCTGTTGCCAGTTGTCGAGAATGACGCCAGCCGCAATGCGCGTCTTGCCTGCGCCCGTTCCGTGTGCGTGGATTATCGCCTTGCGCTTGCCATCGGGCGTAAACTGTTCGTGTATCTGGCCGGAATACGCAACACCTTCGAGCTGATGTTCCTGCAATGCGCCCGATTCGATGTATTCCTGGGGAATGTGAATCTTGTACTTCACATCGGGCGGTTCGATGCCGCGCAAGCCGCGCGGCTCCACCATAGGCGTTGCGCTCTTCTTCGCGCCGTCGAATTTCGCCTTGGCGGGGGTGTACTGCGGCTCTACATCAGCACCGTTATCGGCTGCGTCTGCTCGCTTAGCCACCTCGGAAGGTTGTTTACCATCGCGGACGTCAGCCTTTGGAAGTCCTTTACCGTCATCTGCTCCAGCCACGACGCCTCTTCCTTCGGGCTCGCCGGACGGAGTTGCGCTTCCGCCATCGCCTTTTCCGACAGTTCCTGCCGTTCCTTGAACTCCAGGCTGTTGTAAACCTCCTCCAAGAACTCCGTTTCCGGATCGTCCTCGTCCAGCCCCAACTTCGGGGCCTTGTTCATTAGGTCTGCTACCAAGTCCATTGACGGTTCCTCCTAGCTTTGTTATGACATCAGTATATTCTTTCTGCGGGATTTGCGCAACGCCCAACTTCTTCGCGCGCTCGTTCCACAGCTCTCCAAGAACAGGCGAGACAGTATTGAAGAGCGCGGGATTTCGGTCGTGGATGAACTTCGCAAGCGAAGCGAAGTCCTTTGTGAGCTTGGCCTTGACTAGCTGCTCTATCACGCCGCCAACCTTGTTGTCAAGCTCCTCGTTGCGGTCGAAGAAAAGTTCCTGCTGGCCGCCCTTGCCCTGCGAGCCAAGTTCGGTGTTCTGCCACAGCTCGCCGCCGGAGCCGCCATTGACAGACGCCTCCTGTCTGCGGGCGATCTCCTGCTGCTGCGCGATGCGACGCTGTTCCTCCGCAAGCTCGTCGGCCGAAATCGAATCAAGCGCGAAGTCGGCTTTCTTCATGCGATCGTCGAACAGGTGGCGCGACGCATCGGAGTCGGGATTGCCGGTTGTCTTGAGCCAGTCGCGGTATGCAGCCTCGTCGCTTTGCTGGCGCGCGTCCGTCTCAATCCCGAGCGCACGTTCCATCTGCGCACGGTCTTCCGGCTTCAACTCCATCTGCCGCCATTCCATCGCACGCATCATGGCGCGTTGCGCGGCGGCCTCGTACTCGCGGCGCATGTCAACGCCGCCCTTGGCGATGTTGCGCTCGTTGATACCGAGCTTTCGCATGTCCTCGCGCTTGATGGTGAGGCCGTTGTCGGAGTTCTTGGCGGCGCGAATGTCCTTCGCAAGGCGCTCGTACTCCGCAATCTGCGAGCGGATGTAGTCGCGCTTCTTCTCGCGAATGTCGGCGCCCGCGTCGAGAGCGCCGCCGAAAAGGTCGCCCTGTACAATCTTTCCGGCCTCAATCTCGCGCCGTATGTCGTGTGCGATTTCGGCAGCATCGATCTGAATGTCGGTCGTGTCCATCGTGCGGTCGGCAAGCACGTCCTTCAACAGTTGGCGTTGAACTGCGTCGTTATGCTCCCATCCGCGAAGAGGCGCGATGTCGGCTATCGCCCCGGCCTGCTCCGGCGTGATGAAACCCTTGCGCTTTCCTCCCTCGAAGTTGACGGATGCGCGAAGGTCGGGCGATGCGTCGTTCGCAAGGGCGTAGGCTACGCGCGCCTCCTTGGAGCCAAGGAAGCCCTCGCGCTCCGCTTCCTCACGCGGAATCTGCACGTCGCGGAAAAACGAAACATAGTCTTCAATGCTGCCCTTGTTGTCCTGGATGTTGTCGAGCGCGTCAAGAAGACGGATCTTCGACGTGTCGTAGGTTCCGTCCTCGCGCTTCTTCACCCAGCCGTCAGTCTCTTTCAGGCGGCGAATCGGAATATCCATGTCGAAGCGGTCGTAAAGGTCGCGGCGATGGCGGCCTGTGCCTACGTGCATTTCCCCGTCCGCGTACTCGATGGCGAGAATTGGCTTGGAGAGAAGCGAACGCGGCGTGCCCGGAAGTTCGTGCCCCGGTATGATGCCGCTCTTCGGGTCGGCGGCAAGCTTGATGTTGGGGTTGCGGGCGTCGCCGCCGTCGATCTTGCGGGCGGGGTACATTTCCACGTCGATTTCCTGCAAGGCGGCACGAAGCGCATTCATGTTCGTGACGTCGCGAACGTTGCGTCCTTCGGTCGCGCTGCGGATTGCGTCTCTCGCGGCATATTCGCCAACAGGCTCGATCCTGCCGTCGGAAATGTGTGCGGCGTAGTTCCAGATGGCGCGAAGGTCGCCTTTCCTGTTCTCGAACAGTTCGGGATTCGAGGACTTCACGAGACGCGCGAAGTCGCCAAAGCCGCGTATGCGTCTCTCGTCGTGGAGTGCGCCTATCATGTTCACAAACTGCCGGTTGCTCTCGGCGCGGTCTGCGTCCATAAGCTCCTCGCTCTTGTCGAAGAACCGCGCGTTCGGATCGAAGTTGCGCAGGAAGTCGAGCGCATCGCCGACCGATTTCACCTCGGTATCTCCGTTCGCGCGGCGTTCGGCTCGTTCGCCCGTCCAATCGATTGACGAAACGATGTCGTTTATCGCCGTCGCGTCGGAGCGGTTTCGTCCATCAAACAGCTCGCGGCGCGGCGTCTCTGCCTGGACTAAATTGCCGGACTGCGCAGCGGATTCGTCCACCGCACCCGTTTCGCCGCGATTTTCGGCGGTTTCGGGCTGGACTAATTTTTGCTCCGGGGCAATCTTCTCGTCCACGCGCTTCGCCAACTCGTCCACAGGCTTGTTGGGATCGCCAAAGAACTTCTTGAGGGCGTTCGCGGACGCCTTGATAGCCTCGCCCGCCGTCTGCTTCTTCGAGGACGCGGAGTTTCGCGCGTAGGGAACAGAACGGATAAGGCGTTCGGGTTTGCCCTGTTCGGCGGAAAGGACATTCCAGCCCATGAGATTGCCGTTTGCGTCGCGTTCGGCGCGAACAATGATGGGATTGGACTTGTTCTTGCCCTGCCAGACGGTGCGCACAACGTCGCCCGGACGCTTGAGCGAGGTCTTGCCCTTGGGCATATCTTCGACAAAAACAGGCGGTTCGGCATTAGGATCATACTCGCCACGCTCCATTTTTGCACGAATGTCGGCTTCTTCTGCGGTTTCTTGCAATTTGCGCATTTCCTCGGCGGCCTCAAACTCCGCGGCCTCGCGTCGCCGCCTGTCGCGCTCTTCCTTGCCCCGAATAGATGCGTCGCGATGGAATGCGTCAGAAATAGCCCTCTGACGCTCCTGGCGGGCTTTCTCGTCGGCAGACTCATAACCAGCCCTGCGCGCTTCCTCGCGCTCCTGGGCCGTCCTAGTGCGCTCCTGTGCGATGCGTTCGCGCTCGGCATCTAGCCGCTTCTGCTCGGCCTCCGCCTCGGCAAGTGCCTTGTTGCGGCGTTCGATAGCCTCGCGGCGGCTCTTGCGGTAGTCTTCAAGGGCCTTGCGCTCGTTCTCGCGGGTTTCCTCCGCGATCATGCGCTCAAGCTCGGCGTCCTCTTGGGCTTCCTGCTCGGCGCGGCGCTCACGCTCGATGCGCTCGCGCTCCTTGGCTTCGTATTCCTCGGCCTCGGCCTTGATGCGAGCCTTTTCCTCTTGTGCCTTGCGGCCAATGGCCTGTTCCTTGGCGCGGCGTTCGCGTTCGGCGCCGATTTCCTCGCCGGCTTCGGCCACGGCGCTTTCGACAGCAGACTTGCGACCCGCAAGGCGTTCCTCTTCGGCTTTGCGGGCTGCTTCGTCCATTGCAGACTTGCGGGCTTCTTCTTCGAGCCTCGCGGCAGCTTCCTCGGCGCGGTATTCGCCAACGGCCTTTGCTCCGGCGGCCTTGCGCTCCATCCGCTGCTCATGCTCCTGTCTCGGCGTGAGAGGTGCGGCCTCGGCTTCCTCCGGGATATAGGAAACAGCTCCGCCCGTCTGCTTAGAAAGCTCGTCCATCGCGCCACGGTAGACTTCCTCCGCCTCCTCGCGGCTGAATGGCAGACGCTTGAAGAACCGGCGCATGGTGCGGCGAATGGCCGTGCCGTGCTTCTCCCACGCCCCAGGCTCGGCCGGAACGCCCTCATGGTCGAAGAGGTGCGCATAGACTTCCTCCACCACGTAGGGGTCTTTAAGAGCCTCCTCCGGGCTTGTAAAGCCCTGCGAGATTGCAATGCGCGCAAGCTGATTCTGAACAACAGGATCGTCGCTTGCGGCAAGCGAGCGCAGAAATTCAGCCCTTGCGTTCGCGTCTGGGATGGCGAAGTCGAGTCCGCGATGCCGCCCCACTTCGTGCAGAACGGTCTTCATCGCCATCTGCGGCGTCTCGATGCGGTCGAGAATGTACACCTGCTTGCCGTCCGCGTTTAGTGCGATCTGCCCCGGAAGAAGAGCGCGGCCATACCGCTCCTGGTATTGGTCGGCGGTGTCGAGGATTTCGGGACTTTCACCCGGAAAGTTCTTGGCGTAAAGCTCCTTGATGTAGTTGGCCTTGTTCTGCCTCTGGCGCACGGCGGTGTTGCCGGCGCGTTCCATGTCGCGCGCCGCATCGATTGCGTCGGTGATACCGTGACGAGCCGCCTGGCGTCCGTTCTTGTCGCGCACGACGTAGATATAGCCATCGTCGGAAAGCCCAGCGTCGGTCGGCAGAAACTTCGACACCGTAATGCCCGTCTTCGGATCGGTGAACGACTGCGTGCGGATCGTGCGCCCGCCGACATCCTCAATGTCGTCATCCCACGCCACTTCGACATTACCCGTCTTCGCGTTGCGGCGCTTGGGAACGGAGAAGCTTGTTTCCTCCGATGCTTCGACGCCTTTCATCCAATCGCGGGAATTGTCCTTTTCAAGCGCGTGCTTCGCCATCTTGTCGTAGAGCGACTTTGTTTCCTCGCCGTAGCGGTCGCCCATCTTGTTGACGAACTTGCGAAGGTTGTCTTCGTTGAGTGCAAAACCCTTGCCTTTCGACCGCTGCATGATGAGCTTGCGCCACATTGACTTGTGTTCGGGCGACATCTGGCGCAAAAGCTCGTCGGGCACCTCGAAGTAGGTTTTGAGAACGGCGTCGGTAGAGCGATTCTCCTTTGCGATCGCAGAACGCGCCTTTGCGAGCGCGACGCCGCCTTGCACAGCCATGACACCGAGTGTGGAAACGAACAAGTCTGCCTGGTTCTTGGCAGACATGGTTTCGCTCCAGAACTTATCCCACTCCTTGCCGAAGCCCTCGTAGTCGCCATCCTTCTTGGAAAGGCCGAGAACTTCGTCCTTGAACGTGTTTGCGTCCATAAGGCCAAGCATGACAGGCTGGCCGCGAAGCCCCGTGAGTTGTCCGTACTTGACGTAGTTTTCGTACATCTTCGCAACGGTTGGCGAAACCTTCGTCCGCAGGGCCTTGGTGACAACCTTCGGCGCCCACCCCATGACAGCCTCGCCGATCGGCAGCGAAAATATCGCAGCCTCGCCAAGACCTCCGGCGGTCGCCTTTGCGAGTGCGCTGGCCTTGTCGTCACCTTTCTTCACTACGAGATTTCCGTCCTCGTCGCGCACATACTCGTCGCGCGTCAGCTCGCCATAGCGACGGCGGGCGAACTCCGAACCCATCAGCGGCGTCATAAACTTGGAGTGCTGCAATCCGGCTGCAAGACGGCCTTGCCATGTTGCGGCATTTACCGCGCCCTTTGCAAGCCCGAGCCCCTTGATGATGCCGCCGCCAATTGCAAACTCTTCCATCATCGGGATCATGCCAAGCGCACCGCCGGCGATCTTCGACACAAGACCTTCTTCGTCGGCGTGTTCGGCAAGACGCTGTGCAGCCCCCGCCTTTTGGTCGGCGTGATGCCCGATAGTCGCCTCTGCAAGCTCCTGGAAGAAGTCGTACATCTTGTAGGGGTCGCCCTGCGAATGCTCCTTTGCGCGCTCGATTTCCTCATCGTCAAACCCCGCGTCGCGGGCATAGTCGATGAGAACGTCCGTCGCCTTGTTGTTGTAGGCACGACGGCCAAGACCGCGAACGCCCTTGACGGCTTCGCCGATGAAAAGCGGCAGATTGGCCGCCGCCTTGGAGAGATTGTGACCCGCCATGCGAACGCCTGTTTCGGCCGCGCCAAACTGCTGCGCCTTGTAGCCCTTCAACGATTCGTCTGGTGCGTCGCCGTGCCGCTCGATGGCATCCTCAAGAGCCTTGCCATTCAGGAACGCGCTCTGATTCTCATCCTCTTCGCGCTCGCCGCTTTCGCGAACGGAGCGCGCGAATGGCGCAAGGCCCTCGACATACTCCTGCCCCGCATAGGCGTCGCGTCCTCCTTGCGCAGTTATCTCGTCGTGGCGACGATCGGTAAAGCCGTAGTCGTCCGGCTTCTTCGGCGTCGGCTGCGGATCCTTCTGCGGTGTCGGCAAGGGCTTTCCGCTGGCTATCGCCATGAGCTGTTCATTGCTCATGTTGTCGAAGTCGCGCGACGGGGACATTGCGGCTTGATGCGCTCCGCCATTGGCGATGCGCATCAATTCCTCGTTGCTCATGCTATCGAAGTCATAGGCCATGTTGGTACTCCTTTGCAATTAGTAGAGTTCTCCTGTGAAGGGCTTGCGCTTTAGCTTGTACTTCTTTTGCAAGCGGTCGGTTTCGTCGCTGATGGCTTTTTTGGTTTCCTCTTCGATCTTCCACTTCGGCCATCCGGCTTCAAGACCGCGACGCTTTACCTCGTCGGTAATTTCCTTTTGGCGCTTGCCGTTCTCGCTGTGAAACTCGCGGAGCTGCTTCGAGCGCCACTCCTGCTCCTTTCGCTCATTATCGGCCGCAAGGCTCTCTTTGTGTTTCTGAACGAGCGCATCGTACTCGCCAAACGCCTTTGTCGTGACACCGCTCTTGTTGTCGCGTCCGATGTTGCGAAGTTGCCTGTCGAATTTTCCGGCGGCAATGTCCTCGTCGGTCGCGTCGGGATAAAGACGCTTCAACTCTTCGATGTCACCCTTGTCAATGCCCTCGTAGAAGCCGTCCGGTTTCGGAACAAGAGTCTTCTCCGCGGTCTTGCCGCGCTCCTCCATTTCCTTGCGGACATCGGCGGAAGTGCGCTTTTGCACAGTTCCCTTTTGCGGGGCTTGTGTTTTCAAATTGGGGTTTTCCGTTCCCAAATTCGGATTTGGCGTTTCCAAATTCGGATTTTCCGTTCCCGGATTTGGCTTTTGTGTTTTCGCGGCTGGCTGATTTGTTCCGGCGCCGCCGAAGTCCACGCCGCGTTCGCGAAGCTTCGCAATGGCCGCGGCCCTGTCCTCGTCGGTGTACTGCGGCTGCTGCGACTGATCGGGCGCGGGCGTATAGCCAAATCCACGCATGATCTGCCCGCGAAGGAAGTCTGCCTGCTTTTGCTCGTCTGGCGACATTTCGCGCGGCGACCTGTCGCCTGTCACGGCGTCTGTCGTGAACATGAGCGAGTCAAGCATCTTCGTCATCGCCTCATGCTGGTCTTTGTTCCATACGCCGCCACTGTTCTTCGACGCATTGAACTTCGCCCACTCAAGACGTTGCTTATCCTGTTCGACACCGAGTTTACCTTGTTCAATGATGGACTTGAAATCCGGCGCGTCGGGCTTCTTCACATCCCAATTGAGCGGATTCTTGCCACCGAACGCCCAGACAGCATACTCCTTCGCCTCCTGATCGCTCATTCGGCCAAGATCGACCTGCGATTTGCGGGCGTAGTTGACGGCTTGCGCAAGATTGAGCTTCTTGGCGTAAACGCCGTCGCCCTGTCCGTCGATGCCGTTCTTGCGGTAAAGCGCAGCAAACGTCGGCTCGCCAATCGGCTTGCCGGTAGTCTTGCTGACCTGCTGGCTTACGACGATGCGCTCCATCGAATCCTTGCCGCCAAGCCCGGCCATTTCCTTGTTGAACTCACCAAGGCGATCCACGGCAACAATGCCGCGCACGTAGTAGTTGCCGTCCTTGCTCTTGTAGGCGCCGCTGTCCTCGATGCTTCCACCATCTGCGATGTGCTTTGAGACGTCTTCAAGATTGCCCTGGAGATTGGCGAACGCGGAACCCATTTCGTCCGCAACCTTCGCATTCTGCTTGGCTTTCCTCTTGCGCCTGTTCTCGATGGCGAGACGGTTTGCCTCGATAGCATTACGGGCGTACTGCTGCGCCTTGCCAATACTCTCGAAGCTCTGCTGTTTGAGCGCATCGTCCCACGAAAGATCGCCCTTTGGCCGAAGTCCCTGGTTCAGCTTGTCCATCATCTGCTGCGATTTCGGAGCTTCAACAGGATTGCCGTTCGTGTCTTCCCATGTGACTTTACCCTTGTCCGGCCCATCTTGCACGACGACGCGAACATATCCGCCATAGGTCGTGCGACCTTTGCCGTCTGCGCCGACGGTTGTTTTCGGCGGCTGTCCTGGAGTGGACACAGGTGCAGTCGGAGCGGGCGCAGGCGCCACCAGCTGTGTTGGCTGCGTCGGCTGCGTGACAGTCGGGGCGGGCGTAGGTGCGGGCGTAATGGCCGCCTCGTGCATTTCGTCGGTAATGCCCTCGGCTCGTCCGATGGTTGCCACGGAATGCCTATACGCCTCGTCTGGCGTCATTTTGTTTATGCGGTCAATCTCGTTGAGCCTGTCGTTAAATTCCTGGTCTGTCATGGTTAGTCCTCCTCGTATGCGCTGTTCATCATGTCGATGAGATCGTTCGTCTCGTTGATGCGGCTTTGAACAGCCGCCGTGTCGTTCAGGTTGATGTCGTCGCCGAGGAACACGGTTGTTCCGTTGCGGTCGTAGGCGGGAAGCTGACTACCGCCGCCGGACGGCGTAATCATCTTCACCAAGGGCGACAGGCCGGGCGTGGCTGGCGCGGGTTGCGCTCCGGGCGTCGCGTTCGGCGTCGGTGTGATTGGTTGCTGCGGCTTCGGCGTAAGCGCCTCCATGAATTTCGCAAAGAGGTCGCTCGTCTGCTCCGGCTGCATTCCCGCTCCGCCGGTCTTTGCCTGCGTGAGCGCGTTGCGGACGGAAGACATTATTTCGCGCGCCTGGTCTGAAAGAGGGCCGGGCGGCAAGACGGGCTTGTTCCCCGAAAGCGACTGATCAAGCTGCGCAAGCATCGCGGATGGATCGGTCGGCGTGGAGCCGCCACCTGTCGCGTTCGATGGCGCGGCAACCGTTTTCTGCATTCCCGCAAGAACGCCGCTAGGCGCGCCGGCGGGCACGGGTGCGGTCGGAGTGTCAAGACCCTTGCCGGGTGCGCTGACTGCGGCTTCGACCGATGTTGGTATCTCGTTTTCGTTCATGCGTTATCTCCTTTCTGAAAAATCTTATGCACTGCTTATAGCCAAGGGCCATTTTTCATCCAATCGACTGTAGACATAAGTGACAGACTACCGCGTCCACGTCGCAAGCCAGTTGACGATCGCCTGTTGCTCTACGCTCGGCGATCCCGGGAACCACAAAACGGAAGAGTATGACGGCATGACCTTCTGGTATTCCGTTTTCAGATAGGCGAATGCCAGCGACGTTGACGTTGACGTTCCCATAATCGTACCCTCGCGAACATCGAAAGTCATATTACGATACTGAGACGTGCTGATTGACGTTCCTTGCTGATTCGCAAGCAATCCGCAAGGCCATGCGTCGGCGCCCGTGCCGGCATACTTCACCCGTATGCGTCCGCTCCACGTCGTGCCATTGTACGAATCAATGACAAGATAGACGACGCCATTCTGCCAATAGAAATCACGCGGAACGTAATTGTACCCTGCATTGTACGTCGCCGCCGTAATCGTCTTTTGCTGTTTCGAGAGATAATGCAGCCGCAAGCCGTTCGCGTCTGTGTCGATATACGCCGGCTCAAATATCCAATAATTGGCCGTCGCGCTTCCACCGTAGTTGGGAACGACCCGATACTCAAGAGACGGATAGTAATTGCCGACCGTTGTAATCGCCACCTTGCCGTCATCCGTCGCCCGATCGTAGTAAATGATATTCGAGTACGTCGTGCCGCCCGGCGACGTGTAGGCGTGTGGATAGCCGTTCTCCGCGTTCGCGACGCGATTTGACAGATCGGAAATCCCTTCGGACACGGCGCCATGAAACGCCGTCCATTGCTCGGACACACCAGTCCATTGATTCGCGAGCTCCGCGACCTGATCCTGTAGGTCAGACACAATTGGACCGTTTTTCATCCAATCAAGCGTTGCATTGTAAGACGCGCTCGGATTCATCGGGAAATGTATCGGCGTATTTGCCGAACTCGTCCGCGTCTTCGTGTACAAGTATGCAAGATAATCTCCCATACTGCTATCACCGTACAACTCCCTATTTACCACCGTCATTGCCTGCCCCGTGTCAGTGCCATAGTTGAGCGTGTTCGGCCAATTGCTCCATTGAAACCGCGTAAGACACCACGCGACGACCGCGCCGTTTTCCCATACACGAACCTTGAAATAGATATATCCGCTCTGCCAATAGAAATACTCCGGTATGATCTTGCCGTTCGGATGGGCGTTGTTCGCGTCTTTGTACTTGATCGGCATCGTTGAATCAGGAAGATACTGCAATCGCATTCCTTTTTCGTCATAGTCGATATATGCCGGGTAGAAATCCCACCAGACACTACCATCCCTCGGCCGCGGCCATGCGCGAATGCCTATAGTGCTGTACTGGTTTGAAGCTCGCGCCGCGACCGTCGCGCCGCCGTCCGCGCCGTATGGGTGAACCGTGACGTAACCAAACGCGACGCCGTTTGCGTTGGTGTACGTGTACGACCAATCCTGTGCGTTGACGTTGATATAAACGTTCGACGTAATCGTGATCATTGTAATCGTCTCGCCTGAATGCTCGTCAAACCATGCGATACGTTCATTGATCCGGCGCAATCCGTCGGCTTCCGCATCCTGTGCCGCATGAGCGGCCGACCATGCCGTGTTTGCGTGCATCGCCGCCGTCGATGCGCTTGCTCCAGCTGTCGTTGCGCTTTCTGCGGCATTTGTGGCATAAGATTCTGCATTTGCAGCATAGTTTGATGCTGCGATTACCCAAGGTTCAAAATTGTCAAATATTACATTTACCTCAATGTTTGTCTGAAATGTTGTCTGGTATTGATAAACGTTTGTCACAATGGAAACGTAATTCGTGAAGTAATAGTCGGTGTGAGTGGATTTAACCTTTTGCGTAATGATCGATTCTGAATACACGTTGTGAAAAATATTCGAGACGATGTAAACATAATTCGTTATCACGTCCGCCCTTGCGGTTAATACACCAAGAACGATTGAAAATATAACAATTGCTTTTTTCATGTTTGCTCCTTTATGCCGATGTTATGGACTTGATTGTGCCATCTGTGTTGAAGTTGATGCGAACGCCGGGATCGGCGGCTGTTGCGGCCCTGCCCTTGCTTGTCGCAGGCGTGATCGTAAGAGTCTTTGTCGTGCCATTTGCATCCGTCGCCGTGATTGTCGCCGGGCCGCCGCTCGTCTGATCGCCGCTACCGACCGAATACCAGTTCGTATGTATCTCGAAAGACTTGCCGCCTATGCCACGCAGCCCCGAATATGCAAGGCTTACCGTCTCGGGCCCACCGGAAGTGTTGTCGCCGCTCGTCCATTGCGCCGTGAAGCCATCGCCGACATTTATTTCCGATCCGTGATTATACCCGATCGTCGCACTGGGATAGTGCGAAAAGAACGCGCATATATCGACGTCACTCCCTCCGCTCCAGGATATCACGATGTTGCAGGACATCGAAACTGCCGTTTGATACAGAATCGTGCCGTTCCTGCCGTAGAGCGGCAGCGCAGTCCAACGGTTACCACGTAATATCTCTCCGTTTGCCACGACTATTCTCCCGATAGTGGTGTTGCCGTGAAGGGCGTTTGCCCTGTCGCGCTGGACGGCGTACCAATGACCTTGATCCGCTTGCGCGTGTTCGTGAACTGGTGCGTACTCGTGGAATACGCTTCTTCCACGACGACATCGAGCTCCGAAACGTCGCAAACGTCTTTAGTAACCGAGGACGTCGCGCCCGTCTTAAGATTCGATTTCGCGAGCGTCGCCCTGAGCTTGCCGCCCGAAATGGAAAACGATACGTCATCGACAACATTCTTGTCGGGTAAAGTCGCAGACCCGCTCGAACCGTCATTGATTTGAGCTATTGCAACACCATTGGCAAAAATCGTTGTGACGCCATTATTTTTGGTCGCGGTAATTGCCGGGGTTTGCCCGTCGTAAATTGTCGCAATCAATTCGCCATCGGCAAAAATTCGGTGAACACCGCCAACATCCGTTCCGGTGATTTCTGGCGTCTCACCGTCTTGTCCTGGCGCGCCCGGATTCCCCTTCAAACCGTGTGGCACATGAATTTCCGTTGTTGATCCATCGCTGTAAGTGAATGTAACAACCGTTTCAGACACACTCGGCACAACATCCACTTTGGAGATCGCCTTGCCATCTGCGCCCTTATCGCCCTTATCGCCTTTATCGCCTTTATCGCCTTTGTCGCCTTTGTCGCCCTTGTCGCCTTTGTCGCCTTTGTCGCCCTTGTCGCCTTTTTCGCCGGGGTCGCCCTGATCGCCTTTCTCGCCGGGGTCGCCTTTCTCGCCGTCGGACGGTGCTGGTATGTGGTCGCTTGAACCATCGGAATATTCAATGGTGATTCCATCGCTGTCATCGGAGCTAACTATTGTTTTGCCACCCCAAACAACCTCGCCATTATACTTATATGGCGCACTACCCTCTTCTGCCTCTGAAAACCCCTTAACCTCAAGCGCCTTATCATCAGACTCGTCATCTTCTTCATCCGCTGGCTTCCAATCAATAGATGCACCGTCACCGGTGATTTTTCCATACTTGATTCCACCAGATGAAACAGGAAGATTTGTTTCGCGGTAATCTTTAGTCACGGCCCCATTGGTGAAGTCGTACAACTTAACATTTATAACCTTGTCATTTTCATCTTCGGCTGCTCCTGGCTCGGTATCAAGCGAAAATTCCCATTCGTATTTAATCTCGGTCGAACCATCTTCCGGTGTAGCCCTCGTCCCCGTACACACAAGATACACAGCTTCCGAACCGGAACCCGTTATCGTTGTGCCACTCACGCTCTGACTCACGCCATCGAAGAAGAAATCGCCGCCATCAACTTCGCAAGTAGTATCTCCATTGTCTTCTGTCACATGGTAATCGAATGGTTCGGGCCTATGCTTCGATTTCGACACAAGATGCAACGCGCCAACAAGTGACTGCTTGACCACAACGATTGGCGACTCGCCTTCACCCGAAGGAGCGGTATAGGAAATTTCCGCAACACAGATGTTGCGAACGGTTGTGCCCGTAATAGACTGACCTTGCGTAGGCGAAAGCTCAACCTCTACAGAACCATCCGCGTCAACGACAGATAAGACAAGCCACACATGTGTAGAAGAGGTTGTCGCATCGTCAAGTAAATACCAACCGTCCGCAATTGCCGTTATGCCAGATATGCTTGAAGTGGCAATGTCCTCATTATTGCGCGAAAGAAGATGTGAAGTTGGAAGGTATATTTTCCATCCGCCTACGCCATCATTCAACTCGGCGTCCCAACGCACCTCATAAGGCAATGGGTTGTCTGTTCCGCTGACACCCAGACAAACAACCGATGCCACGATGTCGTACTGATTGCCGTCGTTTTCCGACGCGCCAAAACGTGTCACGCGAAAATTCCACTTCGCACCTTCCTTCTCTTCTTCGCCGTCGAACTCAACCTCATATCCACCCTCGGCCTGGTCGTTTTCTGTGACGTGCGCCCAAAGGTAATCTGGCAAGTCTTCGGAATCGAGATCGAGCGCCACTGTGTGATTATTAGTATCAACATCTTTAATCTCTACCGCCTTGCCATCAACAAGGACGCAGCCCTTCGGCGCGAAAATGTAATATTCCCCTTCCTCGTGGTCGTAAGCGACCGAGAATGGATGCGGAAGCTTTGTTGCGTTTTCAATCATTTCGCGTTAGCCCCCTTTCGCGCTTCTTCAAGTTTCGCTATTTCGTCCCTCTTCTCCTGGAGTGTCATGCCTTGCATTGCCGCCGCAGTCGCAAGCGGAATATCCTTAAGGGTTGCAACAAGATCCTTGTGAAACTTATCTTCGTCGGCACCAGCATCACCACCTCCAGCAAGAAGCGCCTTTGCCGCCTTACGAAAATCCTCTTGTGAAAATTCCTTCCACTGATGTCCGCACGACTGCGTGCAGATCACCCATGCACCCCCTGGTGGCTGCGTGAGTTCAACCCATTTCCATTCAGCAAGCTCGTTTCCGTCCTTGTCCCTGTATCGGCTAATAAGTCTCGTACACATTACGCCGCTTGTCGTGCGGTTGATATCCGCGCGCTGCCAGTCTGAAACATAATCAGTGTAAGCGTCGCCCTTGATGTGATGCACCTGAACAGTCCATACGCGATGCTTAAAGCGCCGCGTGCGCCTATTGTAAACGATTTCGTAAAACTTTTGACTTGCGCCGTGCTTAATGAATTTTAGATCACCAAAACTAATCCTATACGGCGCATTTGTTAAATAGCTTATTACGCCATCGTGAAGTTCGAACGTGTTGATGCTGTCGTTAATGTTAAGTCCGACAGCTCCATTAGGATAGTCAGGAATGCCCTGTTGATTGCGGTATTTGAGGACATGCACGACTGCGCCATCGTCACGTGTATAAGTGTAGCGATTTATCTTCGGAATGGCAGTTGTCGTGTCTACGCTATTATTCGCCGTACCATTGCTAGTGCGTATTGCAGTCTTGCGAACAATCTTGCCGGGCATAAATTCAGTTTCGACATCCTGCGGCTCGGCTTCGTTATTCGTCACAACGTGATGATGCGCGAACGCATCGTGCAAGCAGCTTTCGTTCGTCTTGCCGGCCGGAGTTGTACCCTCCTCGGTTTCTGTAACATCATAAAGTCCGCCATTAGTCTTGCGGCTCATTACGCCCGTACCTATCTTTGTTGGCGATATGGCTGGCCTTGGCTGATTACGATGCGTCCGTTGTACAACGAGTCCATTAAGAGTCATTTTCTGCGATACTATCGCATTGCTTACAGGCTTTTCCTCTGTGGTCGATTCGGTGATGTCGTAGCCCTCGACCGTCTTCTGCACGGTGAGTTCGTGAATGACGCCGTTGCCAGCTTCCTCTACATGGGAAAATCCGGGATTCTCCTTGACGTTAGTAGTCTTGCTGTGCGAGTGATCGAAAATCGTCTTGCGGCATGTTCCGCGTAGCCATACAAAGACATTGCGGACAAAGCGCTTTATCGTCTGGTTCCAAAGCTTCGAGTCCGTCTGCTGATTGCGGACACTTTCACCGGGTGCAAGGTTTTCGGCCGATGCGGGCGTCGGCATGTTCCGGTTTTCGGTCGTGACGGTCGTGCCGCGCACGCCGACTTCGGTTGTGACAACCGCGCCAGGCGCGGCCTTGTCCTGTGTAATCGTGTTATGAACGTCGTGAGTGCAATCGGCATTCTTCGTGACCTTGCGCGTGACGGTCTTGCCGTTTGCGACGGATGCCGGCTTGCCGCCAAGCGAAGGATCGCCGCGAACGCCCATGTGGACTTCTTCGCTTACGTCCTCGAACGCCGTGCTTCGCGTCAGGTATTCTTCAATGTCCTGCTGTACACGCTCGCGCTTCTCGATAGAATAGCTGAAAAGCCCCGTGTCGGGGTCGCGTTGCAGATTTACGATGCGATACGAGACGCCGGACGTTGACTTCGGAACCTGTTGAACGTTCTCCCGCTTCCAATAGTTAGTCCAGCTGACCCTATAGGCGCATCCGTCCTCGATAAGATACGGGCCGTCCTCGCCGTTCTCCGGCCCGATGGAGAGCGCATGATACAGACGAACGGCCTTAAGGTTGCCTACGGCCTTGTTCGAGATTTCATACCACGCGCGGGTCGGCACCCATTCGGAAGACACCGCCTGTCCGTAGAGCTGTATTGTGCTCTTGCAGTCGTCGGATGTGAGGTATTCAAGGAGAAGCGGCACAAGGCCCTCGTCCATCGTCGCCTCTTCGACAAAACGGACAAGGGTTTTCTCGCGGAACTGATATTTCCACTGCGAGCGGTTGAGGACTTGCCACTTGCGCGCCGGTTCGGTGAGCCATTCCGCGCAAAGCTGCTTCTCTTCTGCCGTAAGTGCCATCATTCCTCCTTGAAAGCGAATATGGCGTGGCGGACGCAAACGGCCCGCCGCGCCGGATGATTACCATTCGTCGCCGTTGCCTACACGGGCGTTCTCAAAGTCGGAAGACTTACCGACCTGCCAATCGCCCGCGATAAGCTCGCCAAAGAACTCGCCGTCCATTTCCGGCTTCGTGCTCGGCGCAGTCCACGTGTCCGCGCTTGCGTCGTAGCTGTACACGAAATCAACGGGCGAACCGCCGTTGTTCTCGCGCTTGCGCATCGTGAGGGTGAAGTCGCCCTCCGATCCTTCCGTCGCACTGATTGCCGAACGGAAGAAATAGCCACCCATGCCAGGACGCTTCATTGCGTCGTTGGTGGAGCTGTTCTTTATGCTTTCGAGTGCTTCGTATAGTGTCATTGTGGTGTACCTTTTTTGTTGTTGTGTTGTGTGTCAGGAAGCGAACACCGCGTCCGCCTGCTGTTTCAAGCTCTGCGCAAGTTGCAGATTCACCGTGTCGGTGATGCCGCATTCGTGCGCCCTCGCCGCCGCGAAGTAGACGACGCCGAGACGCCAGCGTTCGTCGATCTTGACCGAGAACGCAAGAAGAGCATTGTCGGCCGTCGGGAACACCACGTCGTCAAGCGTACCGTCTTCGTTGTAGCGCGAAGACGGCCTCACCGAATAAAGCCTGTAGAGGCCATCAACCGCGTAATGCGCGAGCTGTGCATCGGTGAACTTGCTTCGCGCCGCAACGTCCAGGAGCGGCTTTACGTCATTCACAAAACTTTGAATCGTAAAAGATGTCATCGTTCTCCTTTCGCTTGCAATCCACCCACTTTCGGCTTCTCTGCGCAGGGCGGGCTCCGTGGCGCACCTACGCCACTCTCGCATCAATGAGGGACAACCCAATAAACCCCGAGCCTAAATGCGGGTGTCATTTCACCTCGCAATCGGTGCATGTTCCGCCCGGATTGCAGGCGCCGTCTGTACAGCTTCCCGTCTTGCAGGAGCCGTCAGCACAATTTTCAGATTTCTGCGTCGCGGCCGCATTGTCCGTTCCCGACTTTGAGAACAGCCCCTTGACCGCGGACGCAGCAGCATCGCCAAGAACGGAGCCAACGGCCTGTGCGCCGCCGCCGGACTTGTTGACGGGAATCTCGATGTTCGTATCGGGCTTGATGTCCTGCGTCGGCGTCTGCGTCTGCCCGAACGTCTCCGATCCGCTCGATTCCAGGCTCTGCGCCTGCGAAAGGATCGTGACGTCGTAGGTGCGTTCCGACTCGGCAAGCTCGACCGTGTTGCTGGTGCAGTTCGCCGTAGACTTCTTTGCCCCGATGTTGACGGCAATCACGCTGTCGCGGATCGTGACATTCATCGTCTCGGACTTTGCGGCCTGTTCGCCAGGATGCAGGCATCCGGCTATGATGGTCGCAATCGCAAGCGCGCACGCAGCTTTCGCAACCGCCTTTTTCACACGGCCCTTCGTCTTCGCGTTGGCCTTCTCGACCTTCGCCTTGATCTTGTCTTTGCAAGTCTTGCTCATAATTTTTCTCCTTGTTGAATTTTTACCGTGGGTGTGTTTTAAGATTTACTTCAACTCAAGCCCAAACCACTTGTTGAAATAGTGCTTGAGGCCCTTGAACTCGACCTTGAAGAAGGTTCTAAGGAACCAACTGTCAATGCCGTCGTAAACGATTGCGACCGCCGGACTGTCGATGTCGGGAACGTACTTGTTCACCACGGACGCAAACGCCTCCTGGATCTTACCGACTTCCGCCTCGTCAAGCTTGCCGTCGTTCGCAAAACCATCCGTCCACGCTTTGCCGTATTCGATGATGGCATTGCCGATTTCGACCGCCTTTTTTGACGAGCCGTCAATTGCGCACTGTACCGCGACCTTCTGGACGGTGGCGAGGTGCGTAGTTTTCAGCATTTCATTTGTTGTCATGTTTTGACCTTTCTTTTGTTTTGCCGACGGCACCATGTCGCCGGAAATCTACTTCGACACAGCGCCAATTGAAGTCGGCGCGGCCTTTGTGACGGCGTTGAACCCCCGCTCGCCAAGGGCGCCGAAAATCAGCGCAAGGATTGCAAGGATTAGAATGCCGATAATCGCCATGACGAGGCGGTTTATCAACTTCACCTGATTTACGCCCTGGGCTTCTACGGTTTCCTTCAACGTGCCTATCTGCACGGACTGCACGGCGTCAGACTTCGCCAAGTCCGCAATCTGCTTTGTGTTGGCCTCCGTCTGGTCGCGCAGCTTTGCGAATGATTCGCGGTCGCACATCTTTACGTGTTTTCCTTTCGCTAGTCGGCGATGCACTGCGAGAGTATCGCATCACCTTGTTCACGGGTGATTCCAAATTTCGCAAGGGCCGCGGCGTAGTACGTCTCGAAGCCCGGAAAATCGTCGCTGATTACATTTGCGTCGTTCCATGCGGCGAGCGCCGAATATCCTGGCGCGACCTCCGCAGACGCAAGCCACGACTCAAGCGCAGGGAGATAGCCGAGGTTGGCTATCGCCATCTTGATCTTAAGCTTGGAATAGACCTTCGGAACGGAAAGCCCGACGGCCTTTTTCGCCTCGTTGACCCAGAGCTGCGCGGCAACCGCATCCATGTCGATTGCGGTTTCGGCAACGACCGTGTTCACCGATCCGTCCGGCTGCGCGACAAACGCACCGAACACCTCGATATGCGTGACCGTCGTGCCGACGCGCTCGACGCGCGGATTCGTCGCGGGTATTTCGCTTGCCGCAAACGTGACGTCGCGGACGGCGATTTCGGCCGAGCAAAGCCCGGCGAGCATTATCATTGCAGGTATGAGCAGTTTCTTCATGGCGTTTTCCTTTTTGTTGGTTTGTTGTCTAAGATTATTCCGAGTTCCGCATCCTTCGCAGATGCGCCGACAAGCTTGAAGACGCGCCACGCCTTGCGTTCGCGCCAAAGCCGCTTCAAAGATTCGCTTTCGCCGTGCTTGACATAGCCCCAGAGAGAAGCGAGCGCAAGATGCTCCTCGTGCGAAAGCTTCTCGATCTCGCGCGACAAAAGCCTCTCGATGTGCCGCGTCACATTCGTTGACGGAAGAATCCTGTCGGCATCGATGCGCCAGCCGCCGCGCTCCACCGCATGATGGCCGGCGGGAAACTTCGCCCATTCGTGCGCGACAAGTCCGCGTTGCGCGTTCCAATCCTCTACGAGACGGCGAACATCCGTCGCAGCCTTCTTCGACTTCGTGATAAGCGCAGCATTGTCAAGATGGCGGGCGTAGCCGAACACTCCGGGAGCGCGAATGATCTCCCAATCAAGCGGCGCCAGCACCATGTTTGCAACCATCGAAGAATATCCCGCGCCGATCGGCAGGCCATCGCGGAAGCCAAGAAACTCCTCGATGATGGCATGTATCTCCGGCTCGCCGAAGATGCGGAACATCGTGTCGTGCATGACATTGTACGTAAGCGAGTCGTAGAAATGCTGCTCGTCGAACATTTCAATCCAAGTCCGCCATTGTGTCTTGGTGTTTGGATGATACTTGTTCCAGACGCGACAGCGGTTCTCCGTGTGACGGAGCGACCGCCGGAAGTCTTGGGCGAGTTTCAAGCCGCCGCGCCCGGGAACAGGACAATACGAGCGCGGCGTCATGCGCTTGTACGCAAGCGGCTCCATTACCTGAACACAGGCACGAACGCACATTGCGTCTTTCGGGTGATAGCACCTGACATGGCGCAGCTTGCCGCTCTCCCAGACGTCAAACTCCTCGAATGCGCCAAGGCGAAGTCCGTCACCAATGCGGTCGCGGACGTAGTTCGCCCATTGCGTATCGTGTTCGCGCAGGTCTGCGGCGAAGCCATTGCGTCCGCAGCGCGGAGTGCAAGCCTCGCGAAGAACGGCCTTTCGGCAGTTCTCAAGGCTTATGATCGGCTCCCACACATGCCATTCGCGCGTCATGCGGCAGCCCTCCATTCAGCGTCCTTTTCCGCTCGCGTCTCTTCCAACGGCTGTTTGCAGCCTACCAAGCCGCGCTTTATCAGCGGAGATTGACTCACGCAACGGGGCGAAAGCCCCAGGCGCGGCAAGGCCGCGTCACCGGAAGCGTTTTTAATGAGTGGTTGATTGAGAACCATGCGTTGAGGTTTTCGGACGGACGTAAATCCGCAATGCGTAGGTGTGCGCGCGCCCCAGTTGTTCGCGTTGGCATTCGATGGCGCGTTGTTGGCGTTCACCGACCACGGGCCGATGGCGTTGTCGCGGTTGTTCGAGAGCGCACACATGGTTCTTATATCCGGCTTTTAATCCTCGGTTTGTGTCCTGTCCGAAATTGGTTTACTGCCCACTCCGCGCTTCGCGCTCCGTGGGCAAAAGGTTCATGGACGCGCGCGCGCCCCAGTGGAACGCGTCGGCAATCGATGGCGCGCTGTTGGCGCTCACCGACCACGGGCCGATGGCGTTGGCGCGGTAGCTCGAGAGCGAGCACATAAAGTAGCTATAGTTGCTTCCGCTTGCGGGAACGGCAGGATATGAACCTAACCACATCGCATCGTATGCAGACGAGCTAAGATTCACGGCAAACAGATCCGTTGCGCTTTCGGGTGTTGTTCGCATTAGGTTGAACGCCGCATAGTTCGCCTTGCTATCCTTGCCTCTGTAGTAAGTCCCTGACAAACCCGTATAGGCGGCGTAATATGAAAGCCGCTCATACCCGTATGTGTCCGTAAAGGTTGCATAACTCGTCGCGGTGCCAGAACTGTCGGGTATGAAGCGGGAACGATCGAGGTTGGCAAGGTACCAGATCGACTTCGTGCTGTCGCTGTCCGTCTCGTTTACAACTGTGACATCGGCCATCTGGTCGCCCTCGGAACCCCAAAAGTTGAGAATGCCAAGCCATGCAAACGAATAGCCGTTCGACGCGCGAGGTGCAATTGTGAACGTGACAAGATTCGTCTGCTCGCCAAAGTAAAACTCCAAATCGTCCTGCCGCGCTTCAAGAACGGATGTCGTCTGGTTGCCGACAATGCCGATGCAACGCGCAAGCCCGCCGGCGACTTCGTTTGCGGTAGACTGCACATTTGCACCAAACTGAATGTAGGCAAGCTCGCGGAACGCCTGGTAGTCGTGCCATGTGTTTCCGGCCCAACGGCGGTTTTCCATGTCGGTATTCGTCGGCGCGGCGTAGAAAGCAAGCTCGCGCACAAGAGTCGTTCCCTTGACAAGCCACATAGACAGGTCGAACGGATTGAGCTTGTGTGCATAACTGTTCATCGTCGCTCTCGTAAGACCCGACACGCCGTAGTTCGATCCGTCGCGGTGAGGCCACGGATAAGACTGCAATGTATAGTTGTTGTTGCCGACCATTCGCCAGTTGTTGTTCTTGGCGCTCGTCGGAGCAGACTTGTACGTAGCGTAGTAGTTGGCCTCCTTTACGCCGATTTCGCGCGTAGTCCACGTACCTTCAACATCGTCGTAGTCGCGTGCATAAACCTTCTCCCACGATGGAATGTAGAAAGCGGAGTCGTAGCCGTTCGTGATGGCAGGATCGGCAACCCACCGAATCTGCATCGGGTATTCCGTCACAGACGAGACCGCTCCGGCTGCGGAAAAGTTTGTAATCGTAAGCGTCTCAATCGACTCCTTGAACGCATAGATCGGGATGCGGGAGAAGAAGTAGACGTTTGTGGCCGGCGTGTCCTGACCGTTCGCGTTCAGCATCGCAGGATCGAGAACGGCCGCGACGCGCTGACAATCTTTCCATGGAAAGGCCCTGGATTCGTAGGCATGTGCCAATCTGCCCTCCGGCGAATCAAGCTCCTCCATGTTTGTGTAGCCGCCCGTCGAGTCGAGCTGCGGTATCTCATTGTAGACGTCGCATTTCACGACCCACACGCTGTTCGAGTAGTAGCCGAACTGCGTGACCCACGCATTCGCGTTCGCGTCCCAGACGCGCTGGATCGGAAAACTGTCGCCCGCGGCACGCTTTCCGTAGGTGTTTGTGGGATCGTAATACTGCGCACGGCCAAACATGCGCAATGACTCCTCCTGTCCGGGTGGCGGGGCAAGGGGCGGCATAGTATCGATCACGACATCCGTCAACTGCCCCCTATGAACATGGACGAGCTGACTGCCAGAAGAATAGAGGTGCTTAGCCGGGCCTGTGGTAAGCCTTATCTGCGCATCAACGAAATCATCGCACGGAACATAGACCTGCTGAATGGCTCCGGCGCGGATGTCGCCCACGGGAAACGTGTAGACCTCATTCGGAAGCTGCACCGTGAGATATGCGCCGTTGATTGCCTTGTAGTATTCCTCGCCCTGTGGAACGTATGCAGTCGCGCCAGTGTTGAAGGTGACGCGAATGCCGCCGAGAAACGGAGAGGACGCCTCGCTTCCGAGGACGAGGTTTTTCAGCGCCGACGCATCGGCCGCAACCTGGTACAGACGCGAATCAACCGCAAGCACCTGGTTTGAAATGCCGGCGACTTGGTTGTATGTCGGCGCCGGAACGCGCACAACATCAGAAAGCGCAAACCCAACGGCCAGCGCAGCGACTATCGAGAACAGTAGTTTTTTCATGTTGTTTTACTCCTGGTTTGTTGTGAAGACATAGTAGACTTCATCCGCGCTCACCACCTCGATGTAGGCACGCGCGGAAAGGGTTGCGATTGCAGTTCTGTTCGTCTCGATCTCTGCTTCGACATGGGTGAGGTCGGTCGGCGGCGAAACTGCCGCGACAGCCGAGGTGAACGCTGCGTTGTTCGTAAGCGAGGCGAAGTCCGCCGATAGCGCGTCCGTGATGCCATAGCCAGAAACCGTCGTAGGCTTGCCGGTTATCGCACTCCATGCCATAGACGTTGGAATATCAGAAGTCAGCGCAAGCAATCCTTCACGCGTAGGAAATCTAATGCTGTACGAACCGCTTGTTTCCTTGTACGCACTGATAATCAGATTGTCAAGGGCGGAACCCCAGCCGAACTGAAATTTCGCGTTCCCTCCGCCATTGATTTGAAGCAGGCTATTGTAGCCTATTACAAGATTGCCAATCATTGTTCCGCCACTGATCGGCAACGCCCCAATATCCGATGCGGTTGATGGAATTGTTGGTTTGCCTGTTATCGCACTCCACGCCATTGTGGTTGGGATGTCACTTTGAAGCGCGAGAACGCCGGGAGAAGAGGGCAGGCTGATAACGTTTCCCTGAGAAACAAAGTGGATGTTTCCAAGCAGTGACTCGCACACTATTCCACAAGCGCTGGCAAGTCCTATCTCGTCGCCCCACCAAATCCCATTGCCGTAAAAATTCGTGTATGGACTCTTCCCAAGCCGAACAGCGTATGGAACACCGGACAGGACAACCAAATCACCGGAAATCACTCCACCACTAAGCCGAAGAAAAGTGTTTGTCATTCCATCAACTTTCCCTTCGACACGGGCGACGTCGCCCGTCATTGCAATGCCGGAAAAATTGACGTCTGTGACAACCTCACCGCTGCGGGGATTTAGAGAGCCAAGCCGCGTCATGGTGACGCGGTTGGTATCGACCGCAAACGCCGCAAACGCGAGCGCCGCGAGAATCATTGCAAGGGCTTTATTCATGGGTATTGCCTCCAAGTGTCTTGACTACATCGATGAACGCCTCAACAAATCCGTCCGTAGTCGAGAGGTCGTAATTCTTCTCGTGGAACAGCTCTTCGACCTTCGACTTGACGTAGGTGCCGTCAAGGAGCGAATTTATGCGCTGTGCATTGAGAGTGACTTCGCTGTGCATCGTCTCGTCCATGGCCGAACGCGCCGCGGCTTCGCTTGCGATCGCAGCCGCATTGTCCGCAACGCTGGACTGCAACGCCTCGATTGCGGAAGTCGTGTCGGCCACGAAATCGGCATAGTTGTCGAGATTGACAGGTGTATCGGCTGGCTCCTGCGGCCAACCGCGAACAAGCGCAGATGACGAAAAGTGGAGCTTGTGCGCCACAGGATTGTCAAGGACGAAAAGTACATCAAGTTCCGGCGCTCTGCGAAATGCCTTTATGACCTGCACCGTATTCAGATTGAGGGTGCAGACAAGATCACTTTCGCTTGCCGAAAAAGCGTCGCCCGAGTCGGGCATGGGAAACACGGCAATTGTCTTGCGCATCCAGACGGCGCGAAGCCGAAGCCCCGTCGCCAGAAGCGACGATGCGCCAACAATGCGCACGGTCGCATGTTCGCCGGCGGCGACAACACCGCTGAACCGCGCCGTCTTCTTGATGAGGTTTGGCGTTATCGTAAAATCGCTCATAGAACTCCCGACGAATCGATTGTCTGGTGAAGGTGTCCGCTTCCATTCTGCGATGCGTCTTCGCGGAACGAATCGATGCGCGCGGACGAAAGCGCGTTCTGCCAAGCGGCAAGTTCGACTTGCGCCTGCACAGGATCAGACCACGGACGATTCGACATTGCAAACAGCTTTGCAAGCGCACCGCTCACAATCGCATCGCCATACTTCTGGATGAACCATGCGGGCGCAATCTCGCTGTTCATCTTCGGACGCTCTACGGCGCGTATTGAAATCGAAATCGGATTATTCGCGTCAACGCTATCCGGCACAAGTTCGGGCGCGAGGACTACGACCGGCACACGGCCTGTACTCACGATGTAATGGCGCGGAGTTTCAAGTCTGCGCCCTCTAAGCATTACGCCACTTACCGAATCTACAAACATCCCCGGTATCATCTGCGCGACGGGATATTCTCTTTCGCCTGCTTCAAGCTCAACGTCGCGAATCGTCGTGAAGCAGCAGGAGAGGCGGGCGAAATCAGCGAATGTCGCACGAAGCACGAGAAGGACGGTCATATTGTCGCATCCGTTCACGCGGTAGACCACGCGCTCGGCAAGCTGCGAAATGTTTGCGGCCTCGAAAGGCTCATGCTCCCTGTTGAAAAACTCGCTCATTCCACCCGCCTTTCTCTGTTAGGCGTCGATGGACTCGGCGCCGTTGTCGCCACCCTGTGCGGGCGCTGCATCCGCAGCAGGAGCGGCGGGAGCAGGTGCGGCCGGAGGCGGCGTTTCGGGAGCTGGAGCCGCAGCGGGGGCGGCAGGAGCATCCGCGGCAGGAGCGGTGGGAGTAGGTGCGGCTTCCGAAGCGGACGCGGCACCCCTGTTCTTTCCACCCCTGTTCGACTTGCCACCCTTCGACCCGCCGGGGGCGGCGGGGGCATCCGGCGAAGCGACACCAAGCTCGTCGAGCGAAATGCTGTCCTTCGGGTTGTCGGGTGGAAGGTCGTTTGCGCGCTCTTCGGAAACCTCAAGTTTCTGCTGGCGCATGTTGAGCTTGCGAACGTCCTCCTGGTACTTGTTCCAGTCGAAGTCGGCAGAAGCGAGAATCTTCTTGCCGATGCCGTTCACGACATCCATACCCTTGATGGTTCCCTTGAAGATTGCATTCGCAACGTCGTTGGGAATCCAGCGATAAAGGGCGGTAAGCTCGTCAGTCGCTTCGGAGCGGTAGACGAGGGTGCCGTCCCTCAAGTTGATTGCATACTTTGTGCGAGTATTGTCAGACATGGTTGTTTCCTCGTTTGCGGCCCGACCGCCGATTGAGGCGGCCGGGCCATTCGGTTGCTACACCTTAGCCGTTGTACGGGCCGCCCGAAACATTGTCGAGCGCCGTATCCTGCTGCTTGTCGCGCAGGGGCGTCGCGCCGTGGGCGAGGTCAACGGACTCACCGAACACCATGTGCCCGAGCAGAGTGACCGAGAACGCGCCGGCGGAAAGCTTGTCACCCGTGAGGCCGTCCGGCACCTTGATGCACAAGGTGTCGTCAGCCGCGAAGAACATGCTGTCCGGGATTGCGATCGCTGTGGTGGGCGAGCCTGCCGAAGCAGACGCCGCATACGCCGCGGTAGTCTTGACGGGCTGGCACGAGCGGAGCTTCGTGCCGGTCGCGGCAAGCGCGAAATTGCCGCCGACGGGCTTTGTCGCATCATTCTTCGTGGCGAAGGTGATGGTCGCCGCCTGGTCTGCGTACTTCGTCTGCTCCACCGCGATGTGGGTTGCGAGGAATCCCTTTGGAATCGGCATGAACGCGAAGTTGGTGTTCTCGTTCAGCTCAACCTTGGAGATGTCAACCTCGCGGCGAAGCGCAACGACGGGCGGGTACGTGACCGCGGGATCGCCAAAGCACTTCGCACCGATGCCAACGGTGGAATCTACTGTTAGTGCTGCCATTTTGATGGTTCCTTTCGTTTGAGGACGGTTGGGCGGACGGAATCGCCCGCCCAACCAGGTTCCTTAGAGGGTGACGTAGGCAACGCCGATGAACTCCGGGAAGCGCAGGAACCAGTCGTACACCGACTTGCAGCGGTGATACTCGTCCCACGTCTCGATGTCCTTCATGTTGTCGTCGCGGAAAACCACCTCGTCCGCGAAAGTCGTGGCGACCTTCGAGCCGAAGAGGATCGGGTAGACGTTGATGGCCCCCTCCTTGAAGATGGGGAGCATCGTATCGTCCACGATGATGTGGTTGTTGTTGCCGTTGAACGAACCGAGGAACGACACGTCCTTGCGGAGCGAGGAGTTGGCCTCGTTCATCCAGCCAGCAAGCTTGATCTCCGACGTCTGCACGCGGTCGGCAAGAATGGTCGGGATGACCATCCAATACTCGCGGCCCTTGCCGCCCTTCTGCTCCTTGAGGCAGGAGAAGCAGTGATAGATGAAGTCCGGCGCAACCTCCTTGTGGGGATGGTCGGTCGAGCTTGCGGCATCACATGCGGCCTGCGTCTTGAACAGCTTGACGGCCTTGAGCTTGGAGTTTCCGTCCAGGCCGACGTCGCCAAGGTCGTAGCCGTGAGAACGGCAGCCGGCGGCGTTGCCCTTGTTGTCCGCGTGAATCTTGTTGATGATGTCGGCGCCAAACTTCGTCTCGATGTGCTCGGACATTTCCTTGGCGGCATCGGCAAGATGCGGATCCTTGAGGTTGAGCGCGGAGAACGCCTGATCCTCGGGCATGAACTCCAAGGCCCAATACGACTCGCGGCCAATGGTGAAATCCTCCTCGTTGCCCTTGAGCTTCTGGTAGATGATACCTTCGCCCGGACGGGTGTCGCGGATGATTACCTTGTCGCGGACAGGAACCTTGATGGTCGTGCCCTTCTTACGGAACCGGCCCTTCCAGTCCGTGTTGCACACGAACTGCATGATGGACTGATCCCACCACATATCCCTGAACTTTCCTTCGTAGATGGTCTGCTGCGTGCCAGGGAAAGAGCGCGCCGCACCGTTGTAGAGGTCTGCCATTTTAAGCATTCCTTTCCTTCATCTACGCCACCTTGGGGGAACCGCGATCCGGATTCTACTCCTTTACGCGGCCCTCCGCGATGGCGTCGTCCAATTCTTTCGCCAGGGCGCGGTACTTCTCGAAGTCGTATGCGTCGCGGAGCGCATGGGCTTTCTTGCGAAGCTCGCTGTACTCTGCGTAGGTGTACGTCTTCTTTTGATCTCCCGTGCCCGGGTTTACACCGCCGCCAATTGAGCGGGGTTCAGGTGCGGCGGTACCGCCCTGCCCTCCCGAAGGATTCGAGATTCCATACTCGCTGTAGAACCGGTCGATGTGGTACTTCGTCGCGTCGTAGTCGAACGAGCCGAGGCACTTGCCAAGGGAGTCGCCATTGCGCTCCATGTACTCGCTCCACTGCGCATACAGCTTGCCGCCCTCTCGGGTGTCTGCGAAAAACGACGGATAGGCCGTGTTGATCTGGCGGGCAAACGACGTCCTCCTGGACTGCGCGCCCTCCTCCCTCAACTTCGCCAACTCCGCCTCGTAGCGTTCGCGCTCCTTCGTGATGGCATCCGAAACCGCAGTCTCGATTGCCGCCCCGGTCATGCGCTTTATGTCGTCGGGCACGGGTTCAACAACATCCTTTGGAAGGCTGCTGATGATCGCGCTTCCGTCGCCACGCTGTGCCGCCTTGAGCTGTGCGTTTTCCGCCCGAAGCTGCGCCAACTCGTCGTTCGCTTTGCGCAAACGGCCGGATTCGACGCGCTCCTGCTGTAGTTGCCTTTCGAGTTCGGCGATGCGGGCTGCGCTCGCGTCGCCTCCATTGTCCGGGGTGGACTTTGTTCCACCCAGAACGTTTCCGAGTTCTTCCATTGCGTTCATGGTTTTTCTCTTCTCCTCATCAAGCCCGACTGCCAATCGGGGGTTTGGTGTTGCCATTCCGAGCCACACCCGTGGGATTCGGCTGGCGGTTTTGTTCTCTGCTCTGGTCTTTGCGCATGACGATCGGATTCCTTTCCGCGTCAGCCGGTGGCTGCCAGCTTCTTGGCGGCTAGAGCGTTCGTCACTCCGTCGCGAAGACCTTTGCAAAAATTGATTTCGCCGATGTAGCGGGCGAGCAGGTTTTCATCCGTGATCGCCGGAAGTTCACATGCAACGTGCATGATATGCTCGTCCATCAGCTTGAGAAATTCAGGTGCGCAGTCGCACTCGATGAGCGTATGCGAGACATGCTCGGCGAGGCGATTTGCGCGTTCGTTGTGTGTGAGGGGCGCTTCCATTATGCCGCCATCCTCCTTTCCTCGACCGATCCAGGCGGCGGCTCTTCGCCGGCGCCGCCCGGCTGCTGTCCGTTCTGCGCCTCCATTGCCGCCTGCATGTTCTGCATTGCACCTGCACGTGCGTTTGTCGCAGCGAACAACTGTTCGATCTTCTGCAAAGTCTCAAGCTCGGCCATGCGTTCCTCGGAAGGAAGCACGTCGTCGGGGTTCACCTCGATGTCGCGAAGCGATGGACGCAGGAGCGCGACAAGACCCTTCGGGCCGCAAAGCTGCATAAGGTACTGATTCTTCGTGATGAGATTTAGAACCTGCAACCGCTGCTGCTCCTGTTGTGCGCGGAGAATTTTGCCCATGACGCCATCTGGGTTGACGTCGCAATCCCCCTTGATGTTCGGATCGTCGCCGTAGAGAAGAATCCATGTCGCAGTCTTCCGCACCTGGTCGCGCGTGACGAGCCGATCGGTCGTGCCGACAACCATCTTCATGCCGCGAGAGGCAGCCTCCGTAAAAGTTTGCAGGCCGGATGCCGTTCTAAGCGCGCCGCCCTGTCCTGCTGACTGCCCGTAGGTGTAGGCAGGAATCCCCGAATCGTCATCGGCCTGCAACTTCATCTTGTCCCAGACGGCAAGCAGCTCCGATGCGTTCGACGGAACCTGTATCGTGCCAATTGGCGCGCCCGTGTTTCCGCCCATCGGAGTATTGAAGAACCACATCTTGTGCGGTTTGATCTTGAGGCCGCTGCCATCCTTGTCGATAACGCGCGAAACATCTGACATCCAATACATGGGGCCGGACGCAGCGGACATGTTCTGCATGAGCGCCTTGATCGCGTTGTTCATCGTGTTTTGCACGAGGAAGAGCTTGTCGGCAATCGCCTCTCCCCACCAGGAGCCGGGAATCTCATAGAAGACTCCCTTCGACACGGGAAGTCCGAGTCTGTCGTCGATGATGCGGCAGTAGACAACATAGCCGCCGATTACGATTGCCTCAACGCGGTAGAAGCGGTCGAAGAAAAGACGCTCGCCGCCGCGATTCCTGTAAATCCCCATGTCGTGAAGCATCGACCCGCGAACGGATGCAAAGATGCGAATGCCCTCAAGGGCGCAATCGTCGGTGGAATCGAAGCCGCCGCGCTCGGCGGTGCGACGCACCTGGTCGTATGGTTCAACATCAAGTTTGAGACCGCCCGCCGGATTATGGTCGAGCATGGCCTTTACCGTCTCGGGCATCCATCCGCAGGCGATGTCGGGATTCTTCCTTGTGCCGGCGGCGTCGGCAAACTGCCGAAGCTCGTTCGGCATGTAGCGGACGCGGATGCAAAGCGGGCCGTCGTCGATGTCCTTTGCTCCAGGAGCCGGATAGCAGTCCATCGGGTTGACGGCTTCCCATGTCGGGCGAAGCTCGTACTTGCAGACGTACTTCGGAACGCCGCGCCTACCCTCGATGAGCTTGTTGACGGCAACAACGCGAGGAACAGGGCCGATGATGATGCCCGTTCCATAGGTGCAGATGTAGTCAACATACTCGCCGAACGCCTTTAGCCATCCGCCCTCGATCATCATGTCATGGATCTTGGACTCCATGAGCTTGGCGCGGTTGCGGGCGAATGTCTTGCGCTCGTTGAGAATTTGCGCATAGCGGTCACGGGTGCGCTCTGACAGGAGCCGCATGAGGACGGCGAGCTGATCGGGTGGCAACTGCTGAACGCCAGAAGCGCGTAGGCGCATCAGCGTTTCGTTCATTTCCGCTTCGGCCTGCGCAGCGGCTATCGCCTCCACGCGCTTCGGCAGTTCCGGATCGGGCGTTGGCGAAAGAGTCCAGGGCTTGTCGGACGCGGAGCCGAATATCTCGGTGAGCATCGCCTTTGCAGCGCGAGACTTCGTGGCGGTGATCGGCGCGAACACGCGCTTGTCTACGCCGGCTTCGGCCATTTTGCGCTTTTGCTCGTCGGTGTATTCGCACGTCTGGGCGGAAATGCAGTAGCGGAGCTTTGCGTCAACACCGCTCGAACGGCGATGGCTGGCGTTCGTCATGAACGTCCGCGTTGCATAGGCGGCGAGCGCGTTCATCGAAGTTGTGGTCGGAACAATCGTCGCCGGGCGTTCGTCCATCACGCCTTTTTCGGTGAAAACGGAACGTTGAAAGCCGCCCGAAGGATCGGCTTTCGCACCTGCCCTTGCAATGAGGGCGCCGAATGTCATATCCAGCTCGTCCATCACAAAACTATTTTCGCATTTGTGTGTCTGCGGTCAAATCGGTGGCATGTGAACTTCATTTTCGACTAGTATTCATTGGCTTTTGAGACATTTTGGCACTAGACCTGCGCTAGACTACACACAACCGAAGTCACATCCGGCGGACATCTGCATGAACCGTGAGCGGGATCGAATGTCGTCCGTCGGCATGGCGTAGTCTATGCCGCTCTTGAACGCGCCCATGCAAAGGTACTGAAATGCGTCATGGAAGTGGGAAAACTCGTTCTTGTCAGGCTCTTCGGTGTATCGCTCGTCGCCCTCCATGCCGGTTCTTAGGCGACGGTAGCAGTAGTGTCCGTTGAAACCTTTGCGCAGCATCACGCACCGCGACGACACCTGCACCGCGGCGCGACCCTTGTACGAGCGACGAAGAAGCTCCGAGACGGTATCGATTCGTATTTGGACGCGGTTGCCGTTCGTCGCGGGAGCCGGAACCGTGCGAATGCCGTATTGGTTGAACTTCTGGATTGCCGAAATATTCACGACCTCGTTTGAGTTGAGGCCGGACGGGTCTGCGAAGTTGATGAGCGGACACGACGGGAAACCATACTCGTTGATGAGCTTCGGCCGAAGTAGCTCTTCGATGAACTGCTCCGCGCCCATGTTCTCGCCATACACCTCGTCAAGCACATACAGCACGCCGTCAAGCCCCATCTGTGCAATGATCGTAGCCGGCGTGCGCCCGAAGTCGGAGCCGAGGAGAAGGGTAAGCCCCCGCTGGAACGGTATCGTTTCGTTGCGGTAGTGCATGTCGTCGCGCCATTCCGGGTAGACGGGCCGCCCGTCGATCGACGTGCCGAACTCGTTGAGGATGAGTTTCTTGATGTCGTCCTCGCTCTTGGTCTTCGTCTGCTTGTGCCAGTAGTAGAAACCCTCCCGAAGATGCTCAACATTCTCCGCCGGCATTATGCCAAACTTCTCGAAGTCGCGTCCGTCGTTGTCCTCATACCAGGTTTTGCCGTCCTTGACGCGCTTCAATAACGCAGGCGGCTGAATGAAGAACAACATCTTCTCCGGGCGCTCCACGCGCTCGAATCGATACCACCAATTCGACTCGTCTGGAGAGTTTGTGTCCATGATGACGCCGAAGGAGTCGCCGAACACTCCTTCGCGCGGCTGAAAACGTCCGATACGGTCGTGGATGCGGTCGATGACACGCCACGACACCTGCGTTGCCTCATTGATCCACGCGCCGGAGATTTCCAGCGACATGAGGTCGTTCAAGATGTCAGGCGACTTCAATGCCGCAAACTTTAGGTCGATGCGAAGCAACGTCCCGTCCGGCAGCCAATCTTCGTACCGCCCGGAGAGAGGCGAGCCCCAGTGCATCCGCGTTCGCGCTCCGAACCAGTTGAGCCACGTCGGTATCGTCGTCTGCTCAAGCGCGGGATAGGTATGGCGGCCGATGAGCCACTTCGACCACCGGATTCGCTTAGTCACCCCGTCTTCGACAATATCAACAACCTTCTGCGCCCGCGACTTGAGGAAGATGTCGAAGCAGCAGGCGACCGACTTGCCGGAACCAACAGGCCCGCGAATGCCCTTGAACTCGTAGCCTGGCGCCGCAAGGTGGAATGCGCGGCCGGTAGGCGTAGCGTTGTAGTTGATCGTCGTAGCCATCAGCGCACCTCCACCTTCTCCGGGGTGAACAGGACTCCGCCGGACTTCACGACATACCGTTCTCGGAATGTCGGAGCAGAGCTTGCATGGAAGAGGCCGGGGAAGCCGCGCCTAGAACACCACGCCCTTGGCTGGACTCCGCAGGGCACGACGAACACCACCACCCCCACACGCCACTTGCCACGCCCGGACACGTTTACCACCCTATCCCCCACACGAGGACGGCGAGAGGACTTGCGAGACGATGCCGATGGCGAAAAAGCCGTCTGTGCGTGCGCGACACCCCCGATATGAGCCTTGCCGCCGCCCGCCCGCGCTGGCCGTGTCCCCCCCATAGCCGGGGGTGGGGTGTCTGCGCGTCTCTGCTGCTGTGGTTCTCGCGCTGCTGATGCTGCGGACTTTTGCTTGCGTCTGTTGTGTGGTGCTATGCGCGGAGAGAGTGGCGCCGCGGCGTCGGCGTTGGCGGTGAGTTGTGCGCGGTGCTGTGCGCGTGAATCGATGCGGCGCGGCGATGCGTCGGCGGCGTTGATGTGCCGTGCTGTCGGGTGCGGCGTGTGTTGATGCAGAACAGCAGGGCGAACAGTCTGGCGCGGGTCGGCGCGTCGTGCTGTTGTGTGGTCGGTGGGTTTACAACCCTTCGCCGTTTTGCCTTTAGTGTCGCAAATCATATATCAATAACGAGTTTTTGAGGGTCGCTCTCGATTGGCGGGTGGGCGGTCACACTTTGGTCGCACATTTTGGCGGACGCGGGAGCGGTCAAGTTGATGTTGTAGACCACGGCGGGCGCGTTGCGCTGTCCTCCTTCGGCTGTCGCAGTCTCGCGCCCGAACTCGTCACGGCGGCAACGCTCCAAGATGAACGAAGCCAGACGCGCGGCGTGTGCCGGTACTTCTTCACCATCCAACACTCGCTCGCTCATGTCGAGCGCGGCGGCTTGAAGCAGTCGCGGTCGCTCGGCCTCGATGAACTCAAACGCGCATTTGTAGTCGGGATCAGAGAACCGCGCCGCCGTGATGTCTCCCCAATTGCAATGCGCCGCCTCCATCGCCTTTTTCGCTCGCTTGCCATCAAACCAATGAATCAAAAACCGTCGCGCACATGCGCGCGCGGCGTTCGTGCCCAGAAGCCCCGCCCTCGGCCTGTCCGCGTCCTCCTCTTCCCTCTTGTTCGTTGCTCGTGTCTGTTGCTCTCTTGCCAACATCAGAATATGAGCGTAAGCGTCCGCCTCCTCAATCGTCAGCGGCGAATCGTCGCGCGGTGCCTCGTCGGTCGGCTCCTGTGCCTGTTCCTGTCTCTTGCGCTTCTTTCCCATAAGTCAATGATAACACCACTAGACCTTGCTAGACTTTGGCACGCGGGTATGGTACGCGCTCGCCCCTGTGTTTTCAGGCGTTCGGCGCGTGTGAGTTGAAGATGTGCCAAGGTGCCATAGCATTTCCCACTAGAGCCTTGGGGAAATCAAACAATCCGCCATCCCTCCATTTTCTATCACACACACTAAGGACTTACTATGGCACATTGGCACATTTGAAGAAAAGCCCTGTAAAATAAGGGCGAAAGCGTACCATAGCAATGTGCCATACCTCGCCGCAAGTATGGCACATTTACGCCCTGTATCATTTTCGCCTTTGTTTTTCAAGGGTCAAATCATCCTAACTATGTGCCAACCCCTGCAAAATAAGGGCGAAACGCCACCCGAAACTTTTTTAATTTTTTTGCTATGTGCTATTGACAACAGCACACAACAAATGATATACTACCCGCCGTAAGCAACAGACCAGAACAAACAACCACCAAAAAGAAAGGCAAGGCCAACATGGAAACATACCTAGAAATGAAGAAACGCCATCAAGACGAGGTAAACAAATTGCCTATCAAGTGGGCGTTCTCGAATAAGCAATTCGAGGAGGTTTGCGCCTCGCTCGGAGTGACCGACCCAAAGGCCGAACTCTACGCCGGTTTTAATGGTGGCTTCTACCGCAAGACTGACGCGAAGCACATCTGGGAAACTCTAAAGCGGCACGATGAAGAAATGGAAGCGGCGATGCACAATGAGGAGTTTGCAGTCTCGGCGTTTCGCTATGAGGCGGGCAATCATGAGTATCATATCAACCTCGATCCCGACTTCGACATGGCCAACTGCTTTGGCTACCCCTTCAACCGCAAGGAGGAGCGCATAGAGTGGGA